TTTCCAAAAAATATTCCTCCGGCTTGACAATGTTGAGCTCTTTCATGGTATCCTTTAGATCTAAACTAATCTACTCCATTATAATTTATAAAACATCAAAATACAAAAAAACCTTCGGGTAACCTAACAAAAGAAAACGGAGTAAAAAATGAACACAGTAAGCACCATTATCGATAGCATGTTGATCGAGGTAAATGAGGAAATTATCAGTAGCCTCAATAGCCTTGGATACTCACGTGAAGAAGCTACAAAGGTAGTTAGTGAATTCAGCGAATTCGACCTTGTAGAAGACGCAGCGTTGAATCCAGTATCTGCTTTCTAATTTAAACTAAGTAAACAAAAAAGGACCAGGGTTAATCCCCTGGTCCTTTTGCTATATACGATTAAGCTTTAGCCAATTTCCTAGCCCTAAAGACGCCTGTGTTACAGGCTCCTGATTTTGCAAAGTCGCAGAACGTACATACGCGTTCATTCTTAGTCGGCAGAAATGAGGAGTCGTTTATAATTGAATCTAATATAGATATTAAATTAATTTTAACATTTTCAATATCTTCCTTAGAAAACAAATGACCTTTTCTTCTTCCGTGACCTCAAATAATACAGCTCTGCGTGGATATCCTTGTCTGGATATATTTCATTAACTGCCACGGCATAGATGCCTAGTTGCAAATTAGATGGAATATCTTTAGGTGATATTTCCCATTTGCCAGTCTTGTAGTCAATTATCTTTACGGCATCTGCGCCAAAAGAATCTATTCTATCTATGTATCCAGAAATTAAATAACTTCCAAGTACAAATTTAAAACCATACTCTTTATGGAGTACGTCAAATTTTGTTCCAGCATACTGATCGTAGAACTCATTTATGATTTCATTTCCAGCTTCAATCAATTCATCCTTAATCTTATTATCTGGATCATAGGACACTCTCTGTTCAGAGTATGCTTTTTGAAGTTTATCATAATCTAAAGTTTCTGTTGAGCTTACATTATCTTCTAGTACTGTGTGTACAATATTTCCTAGTACAGCTGCCTCACCAAATAGACGTGGTTCTTTTTGTATGTAGGTATAAAAATATTTTGAAGGACACATTTTATATGTATCTATTCTTGAATAAGAAAAATCAGTTAAAGACAATCTTTCAAAATCACTTACATCTTCTAGATTTCTAATCTCTAGTTTCATTAACTCTCAATCCCATCCCCGTAAGGATTTCTGTTTTCGAATATTAAATTTCCATTTGAATCATACTCATTACCCATCTCATCAATCACATTGCCAGTATAAATGTTCTTATACTTTCCTTCGCCAAATGGAGACCAACCACTAGTACCTAGTTCCATTTGATCATCTTCATTGTGTATCCAAGATACATCCTCATTGTGAGGTAAGGTCATCGTCTCCTCCTTCTGTTAACGCTACAACTGTATTGTTTATAGCATCGATGTTAAAATAGTAACTTAATAAACCATACAAATCTGATAACTCTTCTGCGGTAGCATAAAATCCTGCTACTCCAGATTGGATAAAATAAGTAGGTTGTTCTGTCTTATACTCTATTAATGTTGTGGTGTTTAACACCATTCTTCCAACTTCATCTTTTATCATATTAGTCCTCATCGTATATTATTATAGGATTCCAGTTTGGATCATCCATTTTTTCTCGCATGTCAGCGACGTAGGAATCCCAGTCTCTTTCATCCTCTGTCTTCTTTTCGTATTTGACTTCACCCTTAAATGGATTAGTCTTAAAGCGGGTCATAATGAGTCTACCTTCTTTGGTCTTCCATCTGAGAACACCATTCTTGCAGTCGCAAAAATCTGCAGGATCTGGATCCGTCTTACCCAGTGGATCAAATCTACCACTGCATGAATTGCACTTGGTGTATCTTCCCTTGTCTTGACATCTATTGCATGACGGACAAAACGTCCAGCATGATTTAGTGGTTGGGTTTCTATATGTTCCTGGTAGTGTCATTGTTTAGCTCCGTATGTTTATGTATTTCTGTAATTTTTCTTCTATTTTTAGAGAGGTAGATTTCTTAAATTTAAAAGTAACTTTCTTATTGTTTTCTAAATAAACTAGATAAACATAAGATGGACCGTTAACGTTTTCAATTATATCATAAATACCTTGCACTAGATCAAGACTTGGTGCGTGTTCCATCTCAAGCATAATGGATTTACTTCCTATAGCTCTAGACGTATCTATTTTTTCACTGGAGTTATAGAACATTTTTACAATTGCGGATTCTTCTTCGTTCTCTCTGTTTATGGTTCCAGATACTAAGACCACGTCACCTTCGCTAAAGAAATCATCGCTTATGGTTTTTGATTCTCTAGGAAAAATAATTACTTCTATTTCTCCTGAAAGATCTTCAACTAATAGTCGGAACATCTTCTGTCCCTTTTTAGTTATCATTCTTTTAACAGCAGTTAAAATTCCCCCAACTTTGACATTGGCACCGTTACTGATTTCTAATATGTCTATTATTTCACCAGTTACATTTGGTGCTATCGTAGTCCACATTCCTTCAATCGGATGCTTGGATACATATATTCCTAACTCTGCTTTTTCTTTTTCTAATAATTCTAGTTCTTTTCTTCTAGTTAAATCACCATCTTCTGGAGCTGAAAATAATTCATCAAGAGCACCAGCATAAGCTAGATGTTCCAATGTAGACTTCTTAAGGGTTGCTGGATCACATCTTCTAAAGAAATCATAGATACTTGAATAAGGATTCTTTTCATCTCTGCCAAGAATAATTGATTCAGCTATAGATTCTCCAATTCCATTTATAGCAGACAAACCAAAGATTACCTGTGAATCATTAAGTACATTAAAGTCTTTGCCAGATTTATTTAAAGAAGGAGGCAGTACTTCGATCTCCAACTTCCTACAGTCTGATAAATAAGCCGCCAACTTTTCCTTATTGCCAACGACAGAAGACATAAGTGCAGCCATATACTCTGCTGTATAGTGAGCCTTTAAGTAAGCTGTAATATACGAGACCATCGCATAACTTGCAGCGTGAGCTCTGTTAAACCCGTAACCACCAAAGTATTCAATATCTGAATAAATCTTATTAGCCTTTTCTTCATCTAAATTAGAATTTTCCATACAGCCTTTTACGAATTTAGCTCTAAGCATGGCGATTTTATCCATTAGCTTTTTGCCAATAACTTTTCTTAGGTCATCAGCCTCAGCGGACGTGAACCCAGCTAGCTCTCTAGCTACGCCAAGAACGTCTTCCTGATACAACATAATGCCAAGCGATGGTCCAAGAACTTTTTCTAACTTAGGGTGCTCGTAAGACACATGACTTCTGCCATGCTTTCTGTCAATATATTCTCTGTCCATTCCAGAACCCATTGGACCTGGACGATAAAGAGAAATGAGAGCCATTATATCTTGAATATTTTGCGGCTGCATTTGAACCATAAGTTCACGCATTCCAGCTGATTCCAATTGGAACACTCCCATTGCCTTACCTTGACATAGTAGATCATAAGTTGATCTATCGTCTATTGGTATATCGTTTACATCTAAATCAATTTGTCTATGTTGCTTAAGTAATTTAATACACGTATCGATAACACCTAAGTTTCTTAATCCAAGGAAGTCAATCTTCAACAAACCACATTGCTCTACTCTTCCCATGTCCCATTGAGTTACGACAGGCTTATCTACACCCTTTTGCATTGTGGGTAGATATTCGACTAATGATTCCTTAGATATAACAACTCCAGCTGCGTGGATGCCAGTCTGCCTTACTAAGTTCTCTAAACCAAAAGCTGTATCAATTATCTCTTTTGATTGAGTATCATTTTTGTACAATGTGTTAAACTCTTGAACTTCCATGCATTCTTTTAAAGATTTTGAAACACCAAGTACTGGGGGCGGTATTAGTTTTGCTACTTTATCCCCAGCGGTAAAGTCATAACCTAAAGCTCTGGCTGCGTCTCTAACCGACTGTCTAGCGCCAGTCCTATTAAAAGTGCAGATATGTGCAACTTTATCACTACCATACTTACTTCTAGCATAGTCAATAACTTTATCTCTGTGTCTATCATCAAAGTCTAAGTCAATGTCAGGCATCGACTTTCTTCCTTCAACCAAAAATCTTTCAAACATCAAACCAAACTTAATTGGATCTAAATTTGTAATATCAAATGCATAGGATAAAATACTGCCAGCAGCAGATCCTCTTCCCCATCCAACTCTAATATCATTTTCTTTAGCCCAACGAACTAAGTCGGATACAACCAAGAAGTATTCTGGAAAGCCCATATCCTTGACTACCCTAATTTCATAGTTAGCTCTTTCTATAATGTGGTCAGGCAGTGGGTTACCGTATCTATTCTTTAATCCCTCCCATGCTAATCTTTCAAAGTAGTCAGTTGATGATTCTTTAGTGGGTATAGGAAAGTTTGGAAAATGTATTTCACCAAATTTTAGATTAACATCAACCATATCATTAATGTGCATTGTATTTTTTAAATACTCTTCTGAAAATGTTTTAGCCATTTCATCATAAGACTGAAGATAAAATTGATCTCCAGAAAAAGAAAATCTGTTTGGCGTATGTACATTGCTGTTAGTAGCAACGCAGAGCATTATATCGTGCGCATGAGCATCAGCTTGGTGCACATAGTGACAATCGCCAGATGGAACTATTCTAGCACCGATTGTGTTTGCTATTTTTATTAAATCTGGGATGACTTGTAGTTGCTCATCTATTCCATGGTTTTGTATTTCTATAAAATAGTTTTCTTTTCCTACAATATCTTGCATTGCAGCGGCGTGTTTTAATGCAGTGTTGTAATCGTTTCTTAAAAGAGCCTGAGATACCTCTCCGTTTAAGCAGCCCGATAATACTATTATTCCATCAGAATGCTGAGATATTAATTCATGATCAACTCTAGGTTTTACATAATAACCTTCGGTAAAAGCTCTGGAAGACATCTTGATTATATTATGATAGCCAACATTATTCTTAGCTAATATAGTTATATGATATGGACCTCTTTGTTCCCATTCATTTTTAGATGGGCCAGATCTTTCTTCCTCATCTTTATCAAATCTAGTCTTTCTAGCCTGATATAATTCAGAACCCAAGATTGGCTTAACGCCTATTGAGTTTCCAGCGTCGTAAAAATCTAACCATGAATGTATATTTCCATGATCAGTTGTGGCCAATCCACTCATGCCCAAAGACTTAGCTCTTGATAAGTACTCTTCTACGTTACCATGACCATCCAACATGGAAAACACGGTATGGTTATGTAGGTTAGTCCAGTTTTTCACTTGAGCCCTCTTTTTATATTTATTTGATTTAACACATTTTCTTTATCGCGCCTATAACATACTGTTACTACACCATTGCAGTACTTGCATACTGCTGGTTTGCCATCTTGAGCAAATGCGCTGTTGTACATGTGTCTGTCAGTTTGCTGAGTTCCGCAGTCTGTGCACAAGCCTATTACATCATCGTCTTGCATTATCCATCCTTTCTTGAAGCTGACCTGTAAGCAAAGCGAACTGGAGAAGGAGAAGACTTTTCTTGAGTTTCTATAAACCTATCGCCAACTTTAACCCACTTATTCTTTTTCTCAAGAGAGCAACTTCCACATCCTACGCCAACCGAGTTAGCTCTTTCGCAGGTGTATGGTCTACCGCCAATTCCCAACTCTCTTCTTCGTATCCAATCACTTATATGAGCTTGTGATTTACTTGGATTATAGTCTTCACAATTACTGAGTATCTCGTGTAAATAATTTATAGATTCTTCATTGTAAGTTAAAATTGAACAAAGAAATAATCTAGCTTCATGCTCTAAAAAGTGAGAGTTCTTTGCTTGTTCGTGTAATCTTTTTACAGAGGGACACTTTAACCAGAGTGTTTCTTTTTCAAATACTTTTTGATTTTGATCAAATGTTTTTAGCCCTGAGGAACCAAACTTATTAAAGTGATCTAATATATCTTTTGGTTTGTTTTTTTCTTCTTCCATCTGATAAGTAAACTGCCTATACCATTCATTAGCTGTGAAACTAAAAGACTGTTCAGTGACTTCAAAAGATTGCTCAGTACTTGAATATGAAATAATATTTTCTATACCAGAAACAAATACACTTTTTGGCAGTAGTGTCTTACGCAAATTGGTCGATTGGTGAACCGAACCAGGTAGTCTCCACATTCTTCTCATGTCGTAAACGCTAAAATCCATAGAAGAAATATCTAGATCTTCCTTTAGTTTATTAGCTATGTATCTAAATACTTTAGGTAGCTCATTGGATGGATTAATACCAAGGCCTATTGCCTCACACTCTATATGGAAACCCTTTTTGCCAGTGTAGTAAACCAATAGTGATTCTTCTGGAATATAAGAAGAAAGATACCCGTACAATCTTTGCGCTTCTTCGTAGCAAAGATTCATGTCTTCGCTATCTAGGTCAAAATATAAAGAACCAAGTCTAATAGCCTTATTGAGATCTGTGCTATTGTAATGCCAAACAGAAGTATACAAACCTATATTGTTATATTTTTGCCTATATGAATCTATGTCTTCCATTTCATAAAAGACTGGATCGTTACCGTTTTTATCTCTAATGACCCTATCTAAATTAGGTACGAATCTAGCTACTTCTACATATTTCCACTGTGAAATAAATTTATCTTTATCTAAAGGAAGTTTCATGGTATATGTATTTTACCATTATCCCAATCTATCTGCCAAGCTATTAGTCGTTTATCTTGAGATAAGTTTTCATTATTTGATCTGTAATAAATAGATTCCTTTATCAAGAACTCTAGCGAATCATTGATTAGCGCTCTTACATTCATCTTATCTGGGTGCTCAATCGTCATTAAATATCTTCCTGAGTTTTATCTTCTGCAATAGTATGAAGCTTTGATGCTATATTATCAGATATGTGGACTATCATGTCTAGATATGTTGTTGGATAAGTTTCTGGAACTGGAGACCAAGGCCCTAAGTGGCAACGTATCAATCTAAGAATTGACTCAACAGTTTCCTGATCTAAAAATAAAGTTGAAGATGATAATTCAGATCCATATTTTTTATCATTCTCCTGACATTTTCTTACAAAAATACCAACGGTGTACGGATGCATTGGATCATAAAAAAAGTTATTTTCATCGTCATCTGCCGACACACCCTTAGTCACATCGTGCAATAAGCAGGCGGCATAGATAAGGTCTCTCTCTTCTTGGTTTAAGCTGTATGATTCAGCTAAAACCTTGGCGACGTTGATCACCCTTCTAGTGTGCAATACGTTGCCACCAGCTGTGTGTTCATCAACTGGATGATGTTTACCAGAAAAACTTGATGGTATTTTCCAAAATGTTTTAGCCTGCAATAGAACTGATCTAACAAACATCCTTATGTGTTGATTGGTGATTAGGTTAATCTGATCCAATAGAGGACTTAATATGGTGTCCTCTTCTTCGTTTGGTTTAAATGTAGTGTCTTCATCATTAAGAAGTTCATCTAAAATACTTTTCTTAGTCATTGTCTGAATCCCATTTTAATTTTTCTTCAATATAATTTTTATATTCTTTTTCAATAATACCAACTAAATAGTCATAGGGTTGTTTTTTATTTGCTCTTGCTAATGAGTTTAAATTTTTATAAATTTTATCCTCTAAAATAAAACCAAACTTACCCTTCTTCATTACTGCTCCAATTGGACCACTTGGAACATGGTTTATCAAATGGACATTTTTTACAGTACCAAGTTAAACCCCTTCTCGGTATAAACTTTTCTGTCTGCTCTAATTCATCGGACCAAAATTTTAAAGAGTCAAGATCTTCTCTTGTAATTTCAAATTCAATAAAAGAAACCTTAGGCATTAATAAATCTATATATCCAAATGAGGCGTTGGAGATTCTATCTCCATGTTTAACAGCAAAAGCGTTGTACATCGTAGCAAAATTTACTTGATACATATGTTGGTGACTGTTTTTATAGTTAAACATTAATTTAATTACGTAATACTTTTTATCCTTGAATAAGATAACATCAAACTTATCTTTAATTTTTACCTTTGGAGTAACTGGCATGATACAGTCTTCGTTTATAGCAATCGGGATAAAGTTTTGATCAGAAAAATTTTCATAGAATGAAAGCAACGAAGCTGCTGCCTTTGTAGTAAGGCTAGCATTGTTCCCATATGCGCTTTCGTGCTGTTCTGTCATAATGTCATATGATGACATGTCTTCAGAAAACCAAAGCTTTTCCCATCTATTTAATAATGAAGCATAAGATGGTGTATAGCCACCTTGTTTTTTATAAAAGAAATAATATATAATTTCCTTTAATGTGTTCTCAAATCTTATTGACAGTATATCTCTACCGCCAATTGTCTCTGGCATTTTTTGATTGTGCCTGTATTCGTAAAGTAATGAGCAAGTTTGAAAATCCTTAAGCGATTCTGGTGTGATTAATTTCATTAGTTAAAATCTCCATTATTTAATAAATCATCAAGTATAGATGAAGCGTCATATGATCCAGATGTAACTATCTCATACTCTTCATAAGACTTTCTAGCGTCTACATATCTTACCAGAGGCGGCTCATAAGAAAAAGTAGAGCCCGTAATTCTATTCTTTGGTATCTGTAATTGCATTACGTTCTCGTCTTCTGAGTCGTCTCCGCTAACTAGTTTTTTTTCGGTGATAAAAATAGTTACTGCGCACTTCTGCTGAATAGCTAAAGAACCACCAGTATCAGACTGCATAACAATCTCTCTTTTTTCTTTCATTCTATTTGAGTTCTCTTGTGCTGTAATTATTAAAACACAATTCATATCTCTAGCTATCTTTTCAAGGCGAACCATCATCTCTTCAAATTCACCCCATCTAGCTTTGCCCTTAGATCTGGTAAACATTGATTGAATCGTGTCAATAACAATAACGTCAGGAAGATGCTCTCCCTGAATTAAGATATCCCTTAGCCAACTTTCTAGATCTTCAAAGTATGGAGTGTCTGGATCATGCTTGACCATTAAGCGATCCCCCCATTTCTCTAATCTATCGGTAAACATTTTTATATACTTATTCTTTTCTTCTTCATCCCATTTATCTAATTCTGAATAAATATTTTTTCCAGTTATTTGAGTCATCAGAATTCTTTCCCAGTGAGTTCTTGCTTCCTCAAAGTTAATATACAAAGCTTTGTATCCACAGTCTAACCAATTGTTGACTAGACATTTTGCAAATGTGCTTTTGCCTTTACCTGAAGCTGCGATAATTGCATGCACCGCCCCCTTAAAGAATCCACCATCGTTTGTATATCCCATAGCTCTGTTTAGGGATTTGAATTGAGTTGGAAGAAAATCTGGAGTATCTAATAAGGAATCAATTTTATCTATTATTTGATTTGCCGTTACTACGCCATCTAATGGATCGTAGTTTACCTTGTTTTCTAAATCAGTTATCTGAGAAGTAATCTCATTCATTCTTGCTAAATCTTCATCAGATTTAAGTCCTTTTTGGCTTAAGATAATTTCCAATTCCTTAAGATAATTCTTTTGTTTAATCTTATTATCTTTGTGCTTCAAGACCTGTACAACAGCTTCTGGAGTTGCTAATTGCATATCGGAAAAAACACTCATAAGAGCGTTAACTCCCTCATCGCCATTTAATGCATCGAATACATGACTTTCTAATTGAATCCAATTTTTAAATACAATTGGATCAACTATATCTAGATCAGTAGTTGATGCATATGACAACAGAGCGTTATAGAACTCGTAAACGCCGTGTTGATTCTCATTCAAGCCCACTATTTCTGGATCAAGGTTATCTTTAAAATAGGATATAGCACCTGGTTCTCTAAAAGAAAGTGCGAATACCTGATACTCTATGGGATGTGTAGTATTGATAACAGATTGATTATCACTCATGATTGTCTTTTCTGTTTTTCATTTTTCTGTACAAATCCTTTTTTCTTTCGTTGTACTGTTTTTTTCTTTCTTGGTACAACTTATTTTGAGTAATGCTTTTCTTATTTTTCTTTTGAGTTTCTGGGACAAGCGGACTATCTCTAATCACCTGAAGTAGTCTATCATATACTGCTTGTTCAGTTAAGTCATCGTTATACCTAAAAACGACAAGAGTTATTCCGCTATCTTTGCATAACTCTATCTTCCTTAGATCTCTTTTTTGAGCTTGTTCAAAGTCGTATCTAGAATCAAAAAATCTCTTAGTGTAATAGAAGTGCTGTCTTCCATGGAACTCAGCACCTATTTTATACTCAGGGCAATAAACATCTAGTTTTAATCTTTCACCAACGTGAAATTCGTTTATTATTTTTTGACCTGGGAAAAGCTTTTGCATTACTTGCGTAAGTGCGGCTTGCCCTCTAGATGTTTTCTTTTTTTGTTCTTTAATCCAAGACAAGCCCAATGCATTTATCTTTTTATTAAGCTCAGCAAACGTATAGCCTAACTCTTTAGCTATAGCAGTTATGGTTAAATCTGAATCAAATAATAGATCTATTAAAAATAGATCGTCTTCCTTGTCGTTAATCTGCCTTTTCATTTTGGGTTGTCCTAGTGTTGAATCTTGCTCTTGCAAAACTGATGACCTTCCCAAAATCTATAATAGAAAAATTTAACTTGTCCCAAATTTTTTCAGCCAAAGCTGCTGAAAGCAGCGGGCAATCGAGTATAACTGTATCTACCTTACCAGTAAAGGTGGCCAAAGTCTCAACGATTGAATCTAGCTTATCATAATAATCATTGTAAGGAACAAAAATAGTTTCATATGGAGCGCCTAAAACTCTGCTGATAACTTTTCTATCGTGGAAAGTAACAACCACATACGGTGTATTTCTAATATAGAAATCAACAAAAGAACTAAAAGCTACTTCGTTATTGTTAAAGTAATTTTCAAGCGTAGTTGAATTATAGTATGTCTGCTTAGAATCAACTTTTGAATAATCTAATTCATTCTCTGGATCATTAGAATTCACAAAAGCTAAAGGTATTCCTTTCATGAAATTCTTATCATTAATATTAAATGACTTAGTTATTGAATCACTAAAGTCTTTAGATGTTTTCTTTGTGTCTGGATTACCCATAGCAATGAGTGCTGATCTAGGAAAATTCACATAAGCAAAGCGCTCTTTAGATAACATTTTTAATGTTAGAGCCTGGATTGTCTGTGCGTGTGTTGCTATTCTAATATCTTTTTTCATTTCCTTTTCCTTATATTCCGAAATTTCCCCAGTCAATTAAGACTGGGTTTGGATCCACTATTGAATTGATGTGATTTAATGCATGAAACTCTCCACCATCTAAAGTTGAATACCTTTGATGCTTAGAGATTTTATCTTCGTCATTTACATAACCCAGATGCTTCATGACTAATCCTGAATCTATCCAAAAATTTCTTTGCCTAATCCAATCCACCACATAAGTTGGTTCAGATCCACAAGCTAACTTTCGATTAGCAAATCCGCCGTTATCTTTAAACTTGAAGATTCTAGAACTATTATTTGGAGCCCATAATTTATCTGTTCTCCATTGAGTTTCATTCCACATGTGATAAAAGCGAACGTTAACTACGTCAAATGGAGATCTAGTTAACACTGAGGATATATCTATATTTGATATATCATTTTTATTATAAAGCATTTCGTCACAGTCGATTGCTATAACCCAATCTCCAAGCTTTGCGTGTTGGCTCATGTGCCCCCATGCAAAAGCTCTTAATTGCCCCTCATGCTTTGTAAAGAGTGGTTCTGGAGTAGAGTAAACATCGCAGTATTTTGCGGCTATTTTAGCTGTGTTGTCATCTGAACAGTCATCGGTAAAAACAATTTTATCTACCTGCTGGGAAAGTCTATCAAGAACTTCTTCTAGATATCTTCCTTCTTCGTTTCTGCCCACCATTTGAGCGTATATCATAGTATTTTCTTTCAAAGACAAAAGGGTGACGCACTATAAAATGCGTCACCCTTAAATGGATAGGATAATTAGATCTCGAGCATTTCGCGTACTTCAACAGCTGAAATACGGTCTACGTTCGTCTTGGTTGACAAGATCTCACCCTTTACGCCACGACGTCCAAGAACAATCTTCTCTGCTTCTGTTTTGTTCTTAGACTTAACAACGTAAGAAGTTGTAACTTCAAAGTAGTTAAACTTGTTATCTGCCATATTATTTCCTTTATCTTGTTGATGGATATGTATGAGATATATATTCTACAGCTTCTTCTAGTGTATCTGCAAGTTTTGTAGCAAGAAACTTAAGATAAATTCTATGCTGCAGGTCTTGATGCGCCCAAACAATTATTGGTTGATTATTTAAATGAGCCCAAGTCATCTCAAAGTCCGTACCTACATACGCTCTATAGAGTAATCTATATTCTACCAATAAGATATCGCAGCTTTTTTGTAAGAAGAGATTTTTATCCACTATCTCTTTTGGTTCGCAGTCTTCTTCTTCTAGGGCATAGTCCATTGGGTTAACTGCTTTAAAGCCCCTCTGTTCAAGAAGTGCAGTGGCTTCATCTCTCCAACTATGTTTAAAGTCAGATTGAACGTCTTCTATGGCTCCCGATAGGAATACTCTAGTTTGCATTTATTACATCCTTATGTGGCCAATAATACTCTAGGTCCGTTGGCTCATCAAAATATTGAGAATAATATTCATAATCTTTACGTAAGAGATTTGATCTGTGCGATCTATGAAACTGATCTAAACCAAACCATGGTGGCATAACCACAGAATTTAAATCGATAATCTCTAACTGCATTGTGTTTTTATATCCTCTACTGACCCATTCCTGTATGGTGCAATTTTGATACGATTGCAGTGCCGATTCATACCCTGACCACATCAGCGTTACTGGGTGATTGCGCCAACCTTTTGTTGGTGTACGATCAAGTAAGATATTCAAGACTTGGAAAGTTTCTACTCGTTGCTTTCCAAGTCTACGATAATCTAATACCCGAACCGATTCTTGAAAATTAGGATATGGTAAAAATGTTTGCATTACGCCTTCTTAAATTCGTCAAATGTTTTGTCACCTACACCAAAATACTCTCTGGCTAATCCAGCTTTAACGATTTCTGTGTTAAGGCATTCTCCAGCTTCGTTCCATACCTTAGCGAGAATTCTGCCATACTTTTCGTTCTTATCAAGAATTGTTTCAATCTTTACTTTATTGTTAGATTTCTTAATCCACTGATCTGTAAATTCTTTAGCTGCAAGTCCCATTTTCTTTTCTTCTAAATTTGAAGTACGACTTTCTGGAGTGTTGACACCATATAGTCTTACGCTCTTTGGTCCAAGATGGACTTCGAAACCAAGATCAATATTAATCTTAAATGTGTCACCATCGACTACTTTTATTACTTCTGCATTGTATAGATAAACATTAAATTGATCTGACATAATACTCCTTAAATGTTAATAATTTTTTTAGCTACCCATTTTACCACAGGACTAACCACTCCATTGCCACACATCTTATATCTTACTGTATCAGAATTTTGCTTACCATCTGCTCTATCTAGAGTATGGTTATCTGGCCATCCCATTATTCTCTCCGTTTCTAACGGAGTTAATTTTCTTATAGTATTATCTAATACCAGTAAAGTTTCAGATCCACCACCCAAGTCTCCACCATTTGCTCTTAATGTTCCTACACCCTCTTTGTATTGAGCAAAGCTTGACGGAGTAAACGGTTCTACAATTGAATCGTTGCCTGTAGAGCACAGTGCATCTTTTCTGGAAGATTCTTGTTTCTCTTCAATGCCCTTCTGATAATCCCCAGACATGCTGTCTTGGACAGGTAATATTTGGGATGGACATCTTTGTGCGATTGCACTATCGAAGCAACTGACAACAAAGACACGTCTTCTAGATTGGGGGACTCCAAAGAAGATGCTGTCCAAAACTGACCATTCGATGACCAATGCCCCTGCTTTTGCCATTTCATCGAGGACGACCCCAAAGTCTTTACCTTGGTTGGAAGTAAGTGCTCCTGGTACATTTTCCCAGATAGCCCATTTTGGGAACTCTCCATTGGTTGCATCTCTCATCTCCTTGATTATTCTTACGGCTTCGTGAAATAGTCCTGAGCGTTCTCCTTCTAAGCCTGCTCGTTTTCCTGCAGTACTGAGATCTTGACAGGGGCTTCCAAATGCAATACAGTCTACGGGAGGTAAAAATCTTCCATTAACATTACGAACATCGCTCCACTTTTCTACATCAGGCCAATGCTTATCTAAGACGCTCCGACAGTTTTTATCCCATTCAACTTGGAATTTGCATTGTAATCCAGCTTGCATAAAACCAATATCAAAACCACCCACACCTGCAAACAAACTTCCAAATGTTTTAATTGACATCTAGTCTCTTTCTATTCCTATAAAATCACATGCTTTTCTAAATATTGATTGACTTACTTTGAATTGAGCATCTGCGTGACTGTATCCCTCTCCTGGTTTTGGAGAAGAAGCATGCCAGCTATGGCCAATTGAAACGCTGCCATCATACACCACATTGTAGCCACGGTGACGAGCAAAATAAGAACACCAGGTCTCCTCATAATAGTGAGGAGTTGGCAGGAAAGCTCCTATTGCTTCTGGATACATCTTTTTATATTCTTCATCATTAGTTAGGGATTCCCAAACATATCTTCTAACAAAATAAGCTGAACCAGATATCGTAACACATGGAATTCTATCTCTAAATAATTGGTCTTCTGGGTCAAGATGTCTCCAACCTCTATGTGCTGGAGCAGTGTTTGACCCGATAATACCAGCGTGTGTTATGAAACCATTTTCATCTCTTTGTTTTGGACCAAGTATATGTATCTCTGGATTGTCATCAAATATTTTTTGCACTTTAACTATATCGCTACTCGTTAGCCATACGTCTGCGTTTAGAAGACAAATTATATCTCCACTTGAACTTGACGCCATACCATTACAGGCAGCTGAATAACCAATATTTTTATTTTTCCATACGTTAGATATTAAATAATTTTTATGGTTTTCAGTAAGCCAAGGAATAGTATCATCGCTTGAATCATTATCTGAAATATAAAGTTCCCAAACTTTTTCGACTTGATCGATATCACTATGTAATGAATCTAAAAACCTTTGAAGAAGAGGTCTTGTATTATAGTTTACTACACATAGATCTATCATGAGTTTCTATCATCTTCTACTACTGCCTTAAAAGCGTCAGTCTTATTTAGACCTAAATCAAGATACTTATCATATCTACCGTACGCCTCCTTGAGACTGTCTTTGTCAAAAAATTCTATAAAACTACTTTGTGGATTATATTTGTTTGAATATTCTTTAAAGTAGTTTTCCGAAAAATTATTAAAGTAGTTGTTTTTAATTTTTCTTTTCTTACCGTACGCTATGTATATTCCAACAGCTGCAACTGCAACAATACTAATTCCAGTCTTCATCTTCATCTGAAGATCCTCCTATAAACTTATTTTCACTCATTGCCTTTACTGCTTCTTCACTTAAATGAAGTATAGACAACTTATCTTTTTCGTCCTTGATTGAAGAGGCTAAGTGTATCAAAGAATTTGCTATTTGCAACATCTCATCTATAGATGTAATTAAATATGTTTGCCCAGATTCAAGCTTGATATTTACTTTCTTTTTTTCTACTTTTTTCTTAGTCATTTTTCTTTTTAGCTTTCTTGACTTTTACTTCTTCAATTTCTACATCGTCTAATGATACAGGGTATACGCACAAAGAACTTGTATCTGGTTCAAAAGTTGCGAATAGAATTCTCTTATCATCGTTAGTGTATCCCTCTGGTGGAGGGGATTCCAACGCAATCTTTTTTGAAGAACATCCATAAACCTGACTATGGTTTTTATATACAACAATATAATTTAATTTAGAAGCTGCCACTCTCACTCACCTTTATAGTCTTTACGTTTGCTTTTACCAGGAAAGATTCAATCTCATCCCAATTGGAATAGTCAGAATCAGATAAATAGTATACAGTATCTATAGTGCTATTTGCTATCAACTTAGCACAACTAAAGCATGGTGGGCCATTTACGTACAACTTGGTCGGTCTAGAACTATAATCAGAATGCAATAGCGCATTAGCTTCCGCATGGATGGCTATACAATTGTCATAAGTTGATCCACTCTTAGAGCCCTCTAGGAAGCGTTTGCAGCCGCCTTCATTGCAGTGAGTAAAACCTCTTGGACCACCGTTGTAACCAAAACCAATTATATGATTATCGTCATCTACAAGCAGCGCAGCATACTGCTTTTTGCCACATGTCGAAAATATTTTTGCTCCACTTATACAGAGCGCCATAAATTGATGATCTTTTTTACTTACAGAACTCATAAAGAAAGACGTAAAATAAATCCAGCTACAACTCCCATAAAAATAGCCATAGAAATAGATACTATTTTTACATTTTTATCTTGAGTAGATTGATTTAAGGTTTGAAGACTAGTTATCCAATTAATTAGTATTGAAAATAATATTAAAATAATTAAATCTTTAAACATGCAATGCTACCAGTCTATCTATAGACACAGGGAACTTTTCCTTTGACAAAGAGTAAATAGCTTTTGCGTATTCCTGTATTTCTATTTGAGAATCTTCACTCAATCTTTGATTTAAGAAAAGAGCAACAGACTGTAGACTGCATGACCATCTATATACTACATACATACTATAGGCTGGCAAGAATAGTCTTGCCTGCTCTGGGGCTATACCTTGCTCCATTGCCATATTGTATAGGGACTCAGATTTATTTATAAGCTGCATCAGTTCAGTAGTCAACACTGAACCTATCCACGGCCCAGCTAAACCAGCAGAACCCTGCTTTTTGTTCTCTGGAGCCAATCTCCATTGTTCTGCGGTTGGTAAATAAAATTCTGGATCCATGGTTATATATCTTCTAGAAGATTCATTCCACGCGTCCATAGTATGATCAGAACCAACTATGTATTTCCAATGTTGTCTAGCAACCATAAGCGGTGCTTTAAATTCAAATGTTAAAAAAGCATGTCTGAAGGGAGACATGTGATTTTCTCTAACTAAAAAATCTATCAACCTAGCGTCTTGCACGGAGAGTTCCTGAGATTCTTTGGCAAAAGATGCTCTTGCGGCATTGACAACGGAAAGATCGCTTCCCATAGTGTCGACTAATCTAACATAGCCTTTATCTAAAACATTTAAAAAATTAGTGTTATCTTCTTCATTCTGAATCGTTGTCATAGTTGTCATCTTCTTCTTCATCGTCTATGTATATAAAATAACCAATATCGTCTTGATCCAAGTTTATCATATAGTTATTAAAATCTCTAGCCTTAGAATATAAAGATTCCAAAATTGTTACTACTTCTGTTGGAATTTCAAACGGTTCATCAGAATGTTCAGTTAGGTTGACTATTATTAAGTTTATTTCCTGAACTGCAGTTATTAATTCAGCCATAAACAAGGAGTAATCCCTGGCGTTGTTAAGCGCCAAGGGATTAATAACTCCAGGCATGTCTCCTATATTTTCTCTTGATGTTATCTCTGAAAATATTTTATCAAAATTTTTGTCATCTGACATAATATATTAAATAACCTTTAATTCGATAGGGGGTTTACCAGAAATCCCACCTTGTGAGAATACTCGCTTATTGGGATCCCAGCCGTTTTCAAATGAATGAACTAACGAACGATTATCAAACATCAGAAAATCTCCCTTTTTCCACGACCATCTAAACCAATTGTCTTTATCAGAAAGATATAATCTTACCCAGTTAATTAGATCATCGAACCATGGTTCCTCCTTACCGTGAAGCTTTACCCACCAAGAAGGCCAAAACATTATCTTTTCTTGTGTGATCGGATGTAGATGAAATGGCTGCCATAAATTAAGTAACTGTGTTTCATTGCTTTTCCACTCTTCAATAGTGGAACCAATAAGCTTTTCTTTAAATTCAATAGGACAATTATTATATAAATCTATTAAGCTAAGAAATTTTGTACAACCAACGCTTTCTGGATACTCAAAGTTAATCATGTACATACTAGTGTATGATTGCAAATTGTTAACACACTGCCCAGTATTAGTTAGTGGAGTATCTACATGAACACTCCATTTAAAAAAATACTCAGGGTTTTCCAAAAGAAAGCTAGAACTTAACTTATCATGATTTCTTTTTGGAATAATATGTGCACTATGATTATCATAACCTTCTCCTGGTTTTGAAATAAAAATTGTAAATTTATCTCCGCGGGTTTTCTGTGCCAATACCCACGAGATCAGATTGTTTAATATGGTCTCCAGTATTTGGATCTATCTTTTTATTTATGCCACCATCATAAAGAATATTAATAAGTTGGTAATGTTCTTCGTGTGTTATTTCTATTCCGCGAAAAATTATTACTTTCTTTTTTAATAATTGGTCTGCATAAAAATCACTATCTTTAAGTATTTCATCTAAAGTAATATTTTTATATGAAATACCAATGTTTAACATATTGCTCCACTGTGCTAATTATTGATTATTTTTTATAAACTTAATTTCACAAGCGTCTGTTGTGCAGTAACTTTCACCAATTGCATCGGCAGCCATACCAGCATATACTCCAGTTAAATCTATCGGGAACAACGATGTCGAAGCTTCCGTATATTCTTCTTCTGTTATTTGAGTGTATGGCATTTGTGGATACGTATCGTTGCCACTTGGTAAGAAAGATACCGTCTTAAGTTGTCCATCATACATATGCAATACGGTTCCGACATGTTCTGCCTCAGTGTCTTTATTAAAAGATATTGTTACAGATACAGAATTATCCGACCAATAGCGTTGTGCGGTAGCAGCTAAAGACATTTTTTCAAAGATTGTAACATCTTTCTCAGCTCTTTCAGCATCTGATTTAATTGGGAAATATACAACAGAAGTTGTATTTGGAGATTCGGAAGCTGGTTCAACTCTGTAGTTGGCCATTCTAAATAGTGGTAACATCGGATCCTCGTTAGAGAATCTAATAGTTCTATTAAAGTATTTGCCACCTGGTGTCCAGTGTACGCCAGGTGATTCACCAGCAAGAATAGATACAGTTCCAGATGGTTTAATTGTTGTCATCTTGATTGACTCACGAATACCTAACCATTCTGAGTAGACATTGTCATAACGTTGAATAGTTTTATATCCCTGATCCATCCATTCACGAAGAGCTGGAACTCCAACACGATCAGCGAAGTTTGCAACACCAGACATTGATGCACCGATGCGACGATTGCGTTGCATGATTGCGTTAGTCTCTTCCCAGTGCGTAGGAAGGAGCGTAACAGTCTTAGCATAGAGGTATGCGAACTTTAGAGTACGCTTATAGTCCTCTAGGCTGTCGTGACGATTGAGATATGTCTCCACCAAGGTGCAACACTCATATGATTCCAGTGACTGCTCAGCGCATGGGTTGTAGCCTGCCACTCTGTGATCTTTGTTATTTGGCGGATCAGCTAGACGTCCGTACTTACGGGACATATCCATCCAAAGAACACCAGGCTCTCCATTAAGGGAGATGCCTTCTACTATGGAAGATAAGTCTGCGCCAACTACTGTTTCTACAGAGTTGTTAGACATCCAACCCCAACCTGGAGCAGATGAATCATATGAGTTGCGTTCAGGAAAGCGTTCTGAATTTTTTAAGTTTAAGAAATCTTGATCATCTAAACGGCCAATTAACAACTCAGCTGAACGACGTACGTTTCCAGAAACTACACAAACGCCAATAACGTTTCCGATATCTGCTATGTCTACACGTGTAAGTTTGTCGCCCTTACGTCCAGTAAACATTTTTCTTATATGGTTATGGAGTTTTTCTAACGGCTCATGACCAGCAGCTACACCACCAAATGTTTTAATTGGTGTACCATTTGGACGAATTAACGAGTAATCAAACAAGTATGTAGGTTGATTCTCCTTTAAATATGAGTTTAAGAGAAGGGCCATTGATTCAACCCAACCTTCTCTGGTATCAGGAATTATATATGTGGTTGATTCTTTTGGTTCGTAGATAGCAAAATCTTTATCTGCTCCCTTGTCATCAAATCCCACACCAACACCAAGCATCGATGCTTCCATTAGAAATGCAAAGGGTTTTGCTGGGTTAAACTTATTCATTTCTCCAGTAGAAACAAATGCGCAGTTTTGTAGAGCTGCTGAATTCTTTTGAATGTTTACTATGTTAGTTCCCATAGCCCAAAGACCACGACCAGGAGGAGTCCACTTTAGATTAAACAATCTGTCAAATGCTTCCTTTGCGCTTGCTTGAGCTCGAGCATCATTCCAAGGTAGACGATTCTTCTTGCAGTGATCTTTTTGAAGAGAGTACATTCCATTGATAACTCTCTCGCAAACATCGGACCAAGTTTCTTTAGTGCCGTCTTCTTTTAATCTTGAATATGTACGAAGAAAAGTTATCTCTCCAACAGAATTCCCACCAGCATCTCTGTACCCAAAGGGTGCAAACTTATTTTTATATGACTCTATGAACTCATCAGTTAATTTGAATGAGAACATAGACGACTGCTTACTAGCAATCGGTGTTAGGTCTGGATTTCCGTTTTCAATTTCTTCTGACATACTGTCTCCTTATTTACTCAGTGCTAAAGTCTTTACGTATTTTGGATTTAACTTTTCTATTTCTGTTTTCTTTATCTTTTTTATCTGCTCAAAAGTATACACGTTATATATTTCTCTTTCGAAAAAGTATCCACTTCTCCAGTTAAATACTTTCTCTACCACACTTTTGTGGTTTTGAAAGACATTTGATATAACAGCACCGCCGTATATTCTTACCAGATTTTGCATTTTTTTTATTACTAAATCTTTATTCTTTTCGTTTAGATCTCCATTTTGTTCAGCTTGGGTGTATAGCCAATTAAAACTCTGTCTAGTTAATGGAGAGTAATCAATCGGATCTATGATGCCAATCGATAGTAACTCTTTTTGATTGGTTTGGATATATAAATCTTTTTTAACTATTTCTAAAAATAAAGAAAACCAATCCCTCTCTTTGTATTGATTCCACGTAGGGCACCAGAAAAGAATTAAATGAGCTGGATCAGGGATGTTTGTTTTTTCCATTGTCGGCAGCAACATCGTGCAGGATATAGCTCTCTTAATATCCTCTTTGCTTATGTCTACGTTCTTATTCTTGTTTTCAAAATTCATCCACAACTTAGAAATATGCGTTTTCCAATCAGCTTCACCTATATACAGGTTAAGATATTTTTCGGCAACATCTAACGGTAGTGCTTTATCTCTAACCACCGTATTCAACTGATCTAAAAACATTTATAATCCTCATTAACTCTAGACAAAACTACCAAAACTTATATAAACAACCTATTAAAATAAGTATCCCGCCCCTTGCGAGGGCGGGATTCTTATTCTCACTCAATATGAGCGTCGGTTTCCGTGCTGATAAGTATACCAGTTTGGAAATTTGTATGTAGTGCTTAGGCGCTTATTTTAGCGTTGCTGCGGAATCTTTTTCTCCAACTTTTGTAGCTGCAAAACCTTTGATAACGCTGAGTCCTGCTGCAGCTGCAGCTGTTGCTGCTGCCTTTGCTTGATCAACTCCACCAACTGTGTAAACAGCAATGAATGTTTGTGCTGCAGTCCAAAGTGCTCTTTCGACTACATCCTTAATCAATTTCTGATCTGGCATTTAGTGCCTCCTTTTTTTATTAGAGAGCTTGTGCTGATGGAACACCAGTCCACTCGTTAACTTTAGCACGACCGTAGTCACCTCTTTCGTTACCTTGGCCGTATCCATCTGGCATTACTTCTGCGGAAGCAACACCGTCAAATGTGTAGTTGTTGTACAGACTGTAGTACAGAGCGCGCTTAGCATGACCAGTGTTTGCGAAAGCATCGGCCGATGTAACACCGTCAAATATAGCGTTGTTGTAGGCACCGTAGTAGAGGCTACGCTTAGCATGGCCGCCTGCAAGTGCTCTTGTTCCAGAAAGACCTTTGTATTCATAAGGGCGGAATCTCATTCCGCCATATGTTGTAGTGCCATCAGCGAAAGTCCCTGCTAATGGAGTTGTAGCTGAGTACAGAGTTGAACCTGTAAACAGTTGCGACATCAAAAGGCTGCTTGGACGATTACCAGTACCTGGGACATGGTTATTGTCTGGTGCGCCATCAAGAACGTGGCTGGTTGCAAATAGTGGGTAGTACGAATAGGTGCCTGCTGTACCCTTATAAGGGTTCACCATATTTACGGTGTCGCGTCCCTTGAGTACTGGCCTTGGGCCAACGTAGTAAGTTGCCATTTTATAGTCTCCTTAAAAGATTATTGTGGTATTTATAGTAAAATGAAATAGTTATTTATCAACTATTAAAATTAGCTATAATTGACTATTAGGTCTGACAATACTGGAGCTGTTCCGTCGCCCAGTTGATTTAGGGTTACCTCTATCCAAACCGAAGAAGACCCTGGAACTTCGTCCAATGTATAGACTCCACTATCCTTCCAGATAACTCTGTAACTGAATGCTGTAGAAATAAGCTCTTCTGGAACATTATACATCTTTGGCATAACTTCATCTACAGAGTAGATGAAAGTTCCTTCTGGAGCTGTGAATTTGATTATCGTTTTTCCAGTTTCCAAGAATCTCTGTGATCTCATATCTAGATCAGATAAACCATAAGTATATACAGCTTTACCGTTTTCGGATATATAATTTCTTTGTCTCATATTAACTCTAATTGCCGTGATTTTTATTGGCGGGAAGTAGAATCCTATTGGGCCAGAGTTTAGTATTGCGTCTGTTCCATACAAAGACCAACCACCAGGAGGAACTCTACCTATAGCGTCGCTCTGATTGTCATATAATCTATTAAAATTAAGTGGTGTCCAACCGTCAGATTCTACCATCGATGGATTATCTTTTGCGGTATACTCAACAGAAAGAATGTCAACACCGAATAATGGATATGGAGTCATGCAGAAGTAATTTGAGGTATCTGAACCAGAATATGCGTTAGGTACTTTAAAGTAGGCATACATCTGGGCCCCAGCTGCAGATGCAGTATCGGCTATAACGTTACGCTTCCAAAATCTATCAGACCTATCCAATAGTGCGTGGAACATAGGTGTTGTATCTATCATTGCGCCATTGGTATCTACGCTAATGAAATCATTTGCTATTTTTGTTTCTAGGAAATCTGGAACTACTTGATCTCCAAAACCAGTAAAAAATTTAAGTTTAGAATACGAAGAACCGTCTACCTTAGGTAGGGTTATTATATTGTAAACATGATCAAAACTTAAGGCATCGGTGCTCGTCAGTGCAAAATCCGTAGATACAAAGCTACCAACATCAATTTGAGAATAACTATAGATAGACAGCTTCTTATATGGAGAGTCTACATTGTACTCCATGGCCTTAACTCTATCTTCCAAGTCTGCTATAGCCTTAGATATAAATAGATGGTCTTTTAGTACTCTTTCAAAGGCTTGATTTAATTGTTGGTCAAGAACACCAGATCTATTATAGAGGTGAACTAAGTCTTGATAGTTTTGTTCAGCTCTTAAATTAAAATCTGAACTACTTACAGGACCATTATATTGTATGGTCTTATTTTCTGTATTTAAATAATCTGACATTTTAATCAACTCACCCAGTCTGTTTCTCTAACTTATTAATTTTATAAAATAATCTCGAAAGACTTCCACCTATAGTATCCATTGTTTCTACATATTCTATTGTATCATCTGCATTGAAGTCATAAAGACTTATCGAATCTGCCGCTAGATCATACACCCTAGCGTAGTATTCTGTTTCCTGATTGTTAATCATTTCATGAGTATCATCTTTTTCTGCGCCTAAAAATATTTTTACTTTATTTAAAATAGAAGTATTTATAAGCTCTAATTCTAAATATATTCTATTTATATCCATAAATATTTTATCATTAAATAGATTTTCAATGTTACTTTTTCTTGGGGACCTATAGTATGATCTAAACCTCTTAACTAAAGGCTCCCTAACGATCTTTTTAGCTGTAGGATTTGAATAGCTTATTGACATAGTTTCTCCTGTATAGACTTATAGTACAGCTTATAGTTCGCTTGTGGATGAATTAGTAGTAGACAATCCGCTTACCGAGATGTCGCTATAGTTCTCTGAATTTTTAAATTTTATTTTAAAATAATCAATAGTTGGTGAAGCTAGTGGATTTTTACCCCTAACTAAATCGGCCCTAAATCTAATTGAAGTTACCGCATCGGGGTTATTGGAGTAGAAAAAGAGTCTAGAATTAGCCCTAATATTATCCCTGCAGAAAATTTCCTTATTACCAAAGAAATTTTCTATTGTAAACACCTTATCGTATTTAGATCTATTATTCTTAAATTCCAATGAATCAACATAACCGTAATATTGACTATGAACCAAACCATAATCCAATAAAGATTTAGAATCCATTAAATTAATAGATCCGTTTGCACTGCCCTGTATATCTATTGCCACCTTAATGGTGTTAATGCCAGCTTTAAAATTCCACTCAATCATTTCAGATGAAACACCTGCTGGAATTGCAGTCGCTCTTCCATTTAAATAAACTGCTACATCCCAGTCTTTTGATACTGAATCATTCTTAGTCAGCAAGTGTCTAATTGTAATATCAGTTGTGCAGAATATCTTTGTATCCAACAGAACGCTTATACTATTCAAATTTGGTCCGCTAAAGAATAATGAATTATTAGTAATTTCATAGCTTGGTATTGTAAAAATTTGCCTTACACTAGACTTGCCATTTATTATATTTCCCCAAGTACTTAATTCATCTTTTTCATTATAGATACTATTTTGATAATTAATATATGTTCCATTTATAGTATTTACACCCTCGAGAATATAAGAACTAACTGGGTTCTCTATTTTATCAAGCGCAGCAATTCTGTACACTGTTTGATTTGGATATAGATCAACTATAGGATTTTGCGTATTAAGATTCTTTGATGCTGTTTTTGCCACCATTGGTATCTTCTTAATTGCGTTACTGATACCGTCAGTGCTATCAAGTATTTTTAAAGACTTCAATAAAGACCCAGAGAATCCTACTGTAGTTGCAAATGAATTTAGAGCGTTACCTTCTGGAGTGATCGGTGTCCATGAAAAATCAGATATTGATTGCGCCGATGGATTGTCTTCTGCTACAAAATAATTTATTGTTCCACCCTGACTAATTGATTCGGTTACATCTACAGATACCGCATCGATGACAAGATTGGAATTATCATTTGAGTTAAGAGAAATTGGAGTAGAAACAAACGATCCAGTCTTATCGTAATACTGTCCACTAATTGCTATATCCCTAATTCCATATCTATAACCATACTTATTTACCCTTGATTGCTCAACAATATCTGGTTCACTTTTAACTAAATAAAGATCTATAGAACCAACATTTCCTGGTTCAAAACTAAAAGAAAATCTATCATAATCTTTAGTAGACTTTTTGTTCATAACTTCTGAAATCTTATTTTGATCTACGTAATTTATTTTTACATAAATTTCAGTTGGAGAAATAGTATTTAATCTTCCCTCAATTCTAGAAAGAATTACGTTTTTAGCTATTGGAAGATTAATGGAAAAACTAACTAAACCAATAGTGTCAAAATAAAATATTTTTTGCCATTCAGTATTATCAAGTCCGTCAAAAACTGATCCAAAAAAAGAATCATCAGAAAATTGCTTGTTAGTATCTATCTGTGTTCTATTAAAACTTAAAGAATAAGTTGGAGCGCTGGCGACCACCGAACTAGTTGACAAAAGATCGAACACAGAAGACTTCAAGGTTGGAAGAGATATTTTTCCGTTTACGGTATCAATAAAAGTATCTGTATAATTAAGATCTGTTCCAGAAGTAGAAGAAAAACTATCTGAATACGCAGAAAAATATCCTTCTGAATTTTGATTAGCAAAAATTAAATCATCTACTTTGTTTTCTAAAGCTATTCTTTTGGCTTTAAGATTTTCCAATCTTTTATTTAAAGCCGTGGCTACAGACAACATATCATCAGAGTTTTCAAAAATTGAATCATATAAAGTTTCTATATTAAACAAAGTGTGCAGCATCTTTTGATTAAAGATTTCTACATTGCCAAATGTCAATTGCCTAAATAACTGAGCGTTAATATCCAGTGGTTCACCTGGTTGATATTTTGAAAAATACTTTGAAAAGAAATCTAATACTTCCTGCTCTTTAGGCTTATTGCCAGCTGAGTACAAGTTTTTATACAAGGTGCTTAAAAATTTTTCTTTTTGAATATTGCTTATTGTCATATTTGTTCAACTCTTCCAGCTATTTGATATGAATAAATAACAGGTGTAGTATTTTCATATCTTGGTTTTTCTATTTCAATTTTGACTCTTATGCTCGTTGTTTCAACTGGTATTTCTGGAGCATTAAGGTAGGACACTCCTTTTATCTGACCAAAGTTTTGTATGTTTTCATTAAGCGAAAGTATTTCTGGAACCCCGTTAAAGGGGTTTTCTATTGGAGAAATTTGTATCCACTTCTTACCATCGTCTAATGAAACATAATATTTTATATAACTTTGATTAGAGTTGCCACTTTGCAAGTTAAAACTAGTGTCTGATGATATGGTTAGATTTTTTACGTTATAACCAAATGTAAATGGTTTTGAAATGATCTGAGCCTTCGGCGCATAGTTGCTGTAATTTACATCTATTGACCTAAGAGCTATAGTGAACTTCTTTGCTGGGTATGTTTCAAATTTTCTTTTTAAACTAACCGAAGATGTTAATGATTTTGGAGCTAAATTTGATTTTATTGTTTCAATTGTTAAATCAATAAAATTACTTGCAGACCATTGAGAAGAAGAAATTTTATCCTGAATGTATTCTTTATTTTGTTCAGCTGAAGCCAACGATTCATACTGGAAACCTAGATTAATGTCTGAGGCTGCGGCAAGTTCCTGCTGCTTAGCTAGCGTTTGAAAAGCAATTGCTGGATTGGTAAAGTAGTACTTCTTAAGAGTTGGGGTTGCGCTTGAGTCTAATCTTTTAAAAGTGATCAGATATCTTTCAGTTTTTAAAGATTCCTTATAGGTTATATTTATTTTTTTTGCAGTTAGGCTTGACTGATCTTTTAAGGTATTTGGTCTTAGGATATTAGGCACAAGGTCAGCTAGGTCATACTGAACATCTTGATACCCTATTGCTTTAAGCGCGGCTGGATCAAATCTAGTTAGGTTATCCAATGATGATAGTGCCGTAGAGTTAGAGTAAGGCTGCCAATACATATGTTGGGTTAATACATCATTGTAGTCTGACTGCTCTAAGGTAACAACTATTTCGTTTGTATCTATTTCATTAAAATAAATTATAGCCTTATTATAAAAATAACTCTTTGACGACTCTATTTTCTGGGGAATAAAACTAGAACCAATATAGACTGGATTGTCTATTAGATCAACTATTTCATTTGTAGTATTTGATATAGCTGTTATTGATGTTACTTTTAGTTCCGAATAGGGAGCTTCTACTCCGGCCAAAGTAAGGAATAATTGTTACAGAATTAGTCTTTCTTGTTTTATCTGCTTTTAACTTTAAAGTCAACTTAAGTGGTTTATTTAATTCTTTTTGTGACCAATTCTTATATGATAAAACTTTTCTTCCGTCAACCAATGTTTGAGCTATATAGGTAAATTCAAAATCTTTAGCTCCATTTTTTATTTTTTCACTTTCATCGATATTAATACCCTCATATTCAAAGTAGGTTAAAGGGTTAGAGTCAGTTACATTTTGTAGCAAACCTACTGAATTATTATCCTGGAACATATACCTGTAATTCGTATCAACATTTTCCTTTGCGTATACTGCATGATTATTTCCAATAAAACCATTTGAAGATTCTTCCACGATGGATATTGTTCTGACGTTCCAGCTAGAGGTGTTAACAACTGGCAGCGTGGCATTGCCGCCTTTAATAAAAGGTATAAGGTTTCTTGGTATTTTATCTATATCTATAAAATCCATATTTTCAAATGAGTCACCAAAATAATATAAGTCCTCACTAGGAGCTTCTGAGTAAGCTTGAAGAATTCTTATCTTTGATTTTATTCTGTTAGTAAATTGGTTTTCTTTTTCTATTTCAGAGTTGAATAAATTATATAAAGAAACCAACTGAGCACTTTGATAATCTAATTGCTTAGCAATAATGTTCAAATCGTCAGCGACCGAAGAAATAAATCTGTTAAACTTTTCAGAAGACGGCGGCTCACCCTTGATGACTTGTTCATATTTAGCTATCGGATCTGTAGAGTATTTATTTATTTCAGTTATAAGAGAATGAAATTCATTTGCAATTTCTTCATGAGAACTGAAGTTATTGCTAGAGTATTTTTTAATAAATGACTGAATCCTCTTTATAAGTTGATCATAAAATACTGTATTTACAGAAAGTTGTGCCATATAATTACCCTAACTTTAGCAGGTTGTTAGCCATGTGGTCTGAGTTTTTTGTTTTAAATTTAAGTATAACATTGTCAACTGAACCAGATGAAAAATAATTATTAAAATTGTTTCTAACTATTAACCTAAATCTAACTTGACTATTTAAATAGTTGTATATAACATTAAAAGGTTGATTTATACTCTTGTTAAATATAATGTTTTTTCCATTTTGGAAAAACAAAACATCTTGAGTATCGTAGAAGGTTCCTTTTTCAAAATTGCCCAAAACATAGTTTGTTAAGTTTATAGCATATGATCCGTCTAAGAATCTAACAGCAACGGGGTTATACCCAGCATATTCTATTGTGTTAATAGTACCGCCTCTTGGGCTGTACGATGCTTTTTGAAGCTTGTCCAAATCTATATATGGTTGATTCAATAGTTTAACACCATTATTTGAGCTTGTTCTTTCAAAGTATTCACCATTTTTATCATTTGTATAGGCTGATAAAGTTGGATTTGAAGTTAATAATGTTGACACATCTATATAATTCTGTGAAAAGTTAGTGTCATCAACAGTATAACTTGCTATATAAATACTCTTAGTGTCAAAGTTGTTTATCAATATTGTTTTTTCAAATTTATTAATTGAAAAATTTTGTTGGTCCAAAAGCTTTTGGTTGCAGTATACCTTTACAGAGCTCTCAACTGGGAAAAATCTTAACACTGCGGTTTTACTTATCTCATCTACAAATAAGAATTCTGATTTTATTTCATTGCTATCGTAAGAAACTAATGGAATCCAATCGTTTTCTGCACTTGGGTTCTCCTTTATGGATACTGATAGTTCGTAAGAGTTTGCTTCTTTTAGGTCAAAATTTGGAAGAGACTTACTATCTGCTACTTCTTCTAAGTTGACTTTACCCTTTATGCCTAAAGGATTTCCATCTATCGGAATTCTAGAACTTATAAAACTTGCTTTACTTGTACTAAGTGAGTTTGTTGAGTTCTTTATCTGTCTTGTTTTTCCAAACTGAATATTCTTTAAAGAAAAAGAATAAAGATACGTTTCCATATTCTGTTCTCTGGTTCTAAGAACGTTAGTCGAATTAATGTTTGAGCCAGGCATGAGAGCATCGTCCCCTAAGCCTATAATATTCTTGTCTAGCATGTTTGCATTTTTGGTGAGTGAGTTTGGAGAGTTGGGTATATTTCCAAGGAAACCACCTCTGTGATTAAAATTATTAGAAATAAACATTGAGTCATTAAATAGTTTGAATTTTTCACCAAGTGCTTGTGATACGATATTTTTAACCATGTTTGTTAAATGGCTGTTTCTATTAAGAAGACCACCTTGATCTAAGTGAACACTGTTATTTTTTTCATTTAAAAATCCACTTGCTTCCACATTTTCAATTGGATATTTATACGTGTAGTAATCCGTATAGGCATATGTATTTTTTTTAGCTTCGTCAATTGACGTAAACTTTCTAAAATATTCCAATACTATATCTTGAAGTTTGCTATGTGAGTTACTCTTCTTTTTTCTTACCTTATTAAGAATATCCTGTATTAACCTAGCGGATATCTCATCTGGAGAAGGCCCAACAGTATTTTTTTTGTACGTACCTTGGTTAAATATCAATACTATTTTCTTAACTTTATCCAGAGCAAAAGATATATCTAATGTTGAGTTTATCTGCACTGGAGCAGTTAAAAGCTTTTTCATTTGATAGCCAGTACTTGGAACATTTGAATTTGATGAGTATATCTTCTCTGCTAAGTTTGCCGATTCAATCACAACCTGCATTAGCTGTAGTCCGTCAAACTCATTTGGATTAAGCCTAATTAAATCCATTTCAATTTCTTTTATAAGATCTATTGTTATTACAGTTTTAGCACCGACTATATAAGAATAATCATAGTCAATGTATTGAGAAAATGATGCTGGTATTGATGTTAATATAGTTGGCGACTTAACCGATACGTTCCAAACGTTTGATTGTTTTTCATTAAATAGAACGCTGTAATCACTCATCGATGATATGTATTGAGGATAGTTGTTATCGTATTCCACAGACTTTATTGAGCTTATAGCGTTTATGTAATCAACACCGCTGCCTATTTTAAATTTTGACACTACAGGATCTACAAATCCATTTCCAGTTTCATCAAACTCAGGACCACCCCTATCCACATAGGAAACTGGTGCTGATTCATATTGATTGGACTTTAGTGAATTGTCAAAATTTTCTATATACGAACTATTATATAAGTCATCTTTGCCAGAAATAAAATCATAGTTATTAACATAATTTTCTAAAAATGAAATATTCTTTTCTATTTTACCAATTTGAGATAACATTATCTCAACCATAGAATTTAAAGAAACATTAATTGAATTTGACGCTGTAAAGTATCGATCAAATCTTAGTTGAACATCTCTAAAAATATCAACAAAAAATTCAGATTCTATAATTCCTCTTGATTTCATAAGAGTTGGAGCGTAATCTGCTCCAACGGAAAAATTAGAAAGATTCTTTACCAATTCTGCTACTTGTGATTTATCAGCTTTAATATTTTTAATTAAAGAACCAACGGTTTGCTGTGAACTATCAGAAAAAGTTTTAATGGTATCTGGAAGAAAATTAATCATTATAATACACCCCAATCATTCCCTTCCATATCTTGAATCTTGTAAACAACACCAGCTGTTATATTCTTACTTATTATACTATAAAGTTCAGCTTCAGTCCTAAAATTATTTAATACTTCTTTTGGAAGTTTGATAATAACAAAACCACCTCTTGGGTATGCTTGTTGCTCTGGCGGATAAACATCCCAGAAAGAAGAAGCTTCTGGAACATCTTTAAATACTTTATTAATATCTAAAGAACCATATGATTGGACATCAACCGTCTTACCCAATGTAGCTTTTATTCCTCCACCTTTTATTCTTAAATCTTGTAGAGAAAGATCTTTTATATTAACTGAACTAAGAGTGTGAATTAATCCAATCTGTAATGAGAATGGATCGTACTGAGTACTGTTGTATGGATCAAATATTGAAGTATCGTAAGTAAAATCAATTACAGAACCATAGTTATAGTCATTTACAAAATCCCACAAATAACCATCTTTACTGGAGCTTCTAACTTCTATTCTAGAAGGTCTTATATATATATGTAATGCTTTTTCTGGTTCAACTAAATCTCTATTTAAGAAAGGATTAACTGGAATAATTCTTCCATCTATTTGTTTAATTGGTATTCCAGAAGATTTAGCTATGTAGCTAACTCTTATCAGATCTGGATCATCAGTAAGTGCCTTAACCGTGTCAACAACTCCTGTTTGGCAGTTGATATTTCTTATTAGTGATGACTCAACTAATTGCCAGTTAGAATCTTTTGTTGCTCTTGTTTCAAATCTAACATAGTTCATCACCTCTCCACATGCTGTTGCCCCTGGTTCGGCTATTGTGGCGATAGGCACCTGCATTAGCTGAAAACGCTTAGAGGAAAATATTATTGGCGACTCATCGGTAATCAATATGTAAGGTCTTCCTAGCCACGGTGTCCATACTGTGCTGTCCATGTTTAGTGTTGAATATGTTGCTCTTAAGGTTTTACCCGTATACTTCTTTGCCCAAGAAGTCCAACCATAAGCTGGATCAATGTATATATCTTTAGTGAATGAACCAGCCGTTACATTAATTGGCCAATCTCTTAGTTTCGATAAATTTGGTGGTATTGAAGATAACGAAATTCTTGAGGATGGTATATATTCCACGTTGTATATAGGGCACGCCATCTTAACTGGAATTGATGCTGGAATAATTTTTCCATTTGTTTTTGGACCAAAAAAGTCAACGCCATTACCCACGTTGCCATCGGCGTCAAGTGCAAGCACCCCTATAAATACGTTTTCTGGACCTCTTCTAATCCAATCAACATAGTACAAATTAGTGCCTAAAAATTCTTTTAATTTCTTATCATAAAATCCATAAACAAAACCACCATTGTTCGTAGTGTTATTTGTTAAAATAAATGAACCATAATCTATATTTATCTCTTGACCATCTACGAGATACTGAGCAAAGTTTTGCGCGCTTATCCCATACGGTTTACCCACTATATCTGGACTTAAACTTGGTTGTACTAATAGCACTAAACCGTCAATTACCGAAACTGTGTTCTTGCTACTCTTTATGATAGAGCCATCTGACTTCAATAACCAATAATTATTTAACAATTGTTCAGGGCTTTTTATAATATTTGAATTATCATAAATTAAAGAAGACGTTTCAAATATAAGCTTATTAGAAGAAGATGTTATATTTATAGAAGAATTGCTTACTGGATTATTAGTTCCTGATAAAACACTAGAAACAGAGAAACTATTTGTATCAATGAAGACAGTTTTTGAAGATGTAAGATCTACTGTTATTGATTCATCTTTATAGCTTGGCTCATCGGCACCATCTGTAAATGGGGTAAATGGTGGATTGTATTCTGTGTTACTGAAATCTATTGTTGTCTTGGTTAAATCTAATGTCATTTCACCAGACCATGTTGGGTAAGTTATGGATATTGGCGTTGTTGCGTACTTAACAGATTTAACACCATTTAGATCAACAGTCTCTGCTTTGTTTGGGGATATATTACTAACTGAACCAGCAACATTGTATTTAACTATAACTGGTGCTGTTGTTGTATCTAGCTTATATCCACTTTCTATTATTGTTTCTGCGTTGTACCTATCTACGGTCCAAGCGATTTCAAATTCAACCTTGTTTAAAGAATAACCTTCAGTGAAGGCGCCATATTTTCCACCTAATTGACCGCCATTAAACTGGAAAGCAAAGAACATACACTCTGACATTGGCCTATTGACTTCAATTTTAATTGGATTTAAAGTATAGTCTGCTGCGCCTTGAATTATCTGAGGTCCAGCCATATCTATCCCAGAAAACACTCTTGCCTGTTTTAACGCAATACCTTTGTAGCTTGGCGAACCAGCGAATGTTCCAGGATAAATTGTTACAGACTTAAGAACTTGATTACTTAAATCCTGTTCAGAAATTCCATTATAGGGAATTTGATTAAATGGAACTGCTAGGAATATTGAGTCTATCAATTTAGTAGGGCCACTAACTCCAGAAGAAGTTATTTTTCTGTAATTCCAATCAGTTCCAGGCAGATCACCAAGTTCTAATGCGTCGGCTGCTGGATTAACATAGGTTACTACTCCTGGATTATTTACAGCAAGTCTCGATAGTATTGCCTGATAACGCGCTGGGTCTCCATTCTTTATTGCTTTCCAAACATTTATTGCAATTAACGCTTTAGTTTCACTATCTACTATTCCATTAACAGTTCTTGCGCCAACAGAAGTTTGAAAAGCTTTTACTGCATTAAAAGTATTTGTTTCATATTTACCAGTTAATTGCGGGAGTGTTCCATTAACTAAAATGCCAGCTTCTCTCATGCTTATCTGTATGTATTTAATATAGTCAACAAGCATTCCTGGCTTACCAACACCATAGGCCCCAAGAATGTTTCCAGCTTGGATATCTCCAGTATACAAAAAGTTATTGACTGGATCGTTATTATTTATTCCCTGCCTATAAGCATCAATTCTATCGGCACCGGAAAATGCTTCTCCAGTTTCAAAAATAGCTGTTAAATTTACATCATCATTTAACAGTTTTGAACCTGGTGGATAAACATCTTCATATCTTGCTTGTCTAGATAGTTGAGCAGTATACTCAGCGGTCATTGTTGCTGACCAGTTTGCGTTAAAGCTTACTGGAGATTCTGTTGATTGATTATATGAATTAAATATAGAAAAACTAAAAGGATAATTCTTATAAACGTTTGCTGATGATATATAATTGGACAATTTATCGTTGATCTCTTTAACTGAGGATCTATACAATCTTTCTCTTATCACATAAGGGCCAAAACCACCAGGGATAACGAATTGAGCTGATGGTGAATCGGTGTACGCATACATTGTTGAATTGATATTGTCTCTGCTTATTTTAAATAAGTTATAGGAAGTGGGTATTTCTTCCACATCTGAAGAAGAATAATCTTTTACAATTTTTGTTGCGTTAGCTATAACTACATCATCATTTGTAACTTCTATATAAAATTCTAAATTGTTTAAATCTATTTCTTGAATAGAAAGGCTATGCTGATCTGCTAAGAAGTCATAAATTGTTTTTTTATAGAATTCTAAGATAGAAGAGTTTTTAGGAAGAAGATTTCTAGCGTACTTAGATGTGCCAAGCGCATTAGTATTTCCTTCTCTAATTAAAGAATACACTTCTTTTTTTTCATCTTCCAATAAAACGTTACCATTCATAACGTATGATGATTCCCAATTAGACAATTGGTAATACATAGATGATCTAATATCTTTTGTTTTTTTAGAAAAAGCTCTACTCAATAAGGCTACCGAAACAGCATTGTACAAAAGTTTCATTGGCCCTTCTATAGAAGCTACGGTAGTAAATGTTGGTTCAATTAACGATGTTGAACCGCTATTGCTGATCGCTATATCAAAGATTGAAGATGGCTGATATAGATCATTGCAGTATTTAAGCATCGGTGTTGTGGTGGCTAGCAGTGTTCCCCTAGACAAAGAGTCAGAGGCTTGTGCAAATTCAAGACTTACAAATATCGGTTTGCTTCTTGAATTTTTTAAAACAATATTTGATTCAGAAATAGTTGAATTAAATTCTTTCACCGTTTTCTTAGTTGTTAAATTAGATAAATTACTTCTTCCAAATATAGAATAAACATCATAGTTTTGATTGTCAACTGTTAATCTTTCAAAAACACTTGATGTTATCGGCCATGCATTATTCTTGTTTTCGTCTAAGAAAAAATTTGATGTATTATATGTCCATGTGTCCAAAGAATAAAGATCTGAAGATACAGTTAGGCTTGAATCTATGGATTCTGCCCCACTACTTACTTGAGATAGATCTAAAACAAGACTACCCTGAGTAGACTGCATATACTTCTTTAGTTTTAAACCCTGGTTTATAGTTATGGAAGATGTTGCTGTCCAAGTTAAAATATCATATTGAGCCAAATCTTCATCTGTTACTGTATCTATATCTAATAACCAATACAGCGCAGATGTTTTACCTGCTGCAGTAGTGACAGCTTTTGGATTTTCAAAAGTATATTTAGAAGCGTTGAATGGCGATTGCTCTAGTCTATAGAAAACATAAGGATTAACAGAACCATATCTTCCATCAACACTCATGGACTGAAGTTGAGCAGTTGTACATAGTACAGCGCAGTTGACTACTTTTTGCCTTAGGTTTGATTCACTATCAATTTCTTCAGAATTATTAACAGAAGAAACATCAATTGATCTTTTAACCTTTGTAATTAATCTCCAGTTAAAAGACTCATACGTTCTATTGTCTGATAAAGCTTTCTTTGGAACAAATATCTCAAAGCCTTCAGCTTTATGATTAGTACTATTAACTAAATTGTTTTTAGTGGTTATTGATTTTTTAGCATATATCTTCTTGTTTCTTGATGAGTTATCAACAACAAAAGATTCTTCACTTACTCTTTCAAAGATGCTTACAGTATTAATATTTTCCTTATATTGAGGAACTACTGTGGATATTGATTCCGTTGAAGATAGTGACACTTTGTCATATGAAAGTGAAAGATTTTTTGGCGAAGGACCATCAAATAAAACAATTATTTTAGATGGAAGAGTTGTTCTTTCAGAATAAATATCCAAGTCTAGTTGTTCAATAAGTACTCTATATTTTTTCAATCCAGTATCTGGATCTATGTATTCTAATCCATTTTCATCAATTACTTTAATTGATTTAGGAACTGAAGCTTCAGCTAAGAAATCATCAAACCCATTAAACGAATAAGAATCCCTAGGTAACAATGTATAATATCTAGAAACATAAAATGAATGGACAAAACCATATCTATTTATATCTCCAATATAATACTTTTTATCGTAAGCTGGTGAATTTAAAAATAGATCACTAACACTGATATCATCAGAATCAAAAACTGTATTGCCATCAGAATCTTCTAGGATACCAAGTTCATTTGCAAATGCTAGTTTGTTTTTAGCTACTGCGTTTGATGCGTTAATATTTGAAGAATAAGAATTCTCTGGAATAAAATTAGAAAGATCTGTTATAGAAATATTATTTCCTGGAGTAACTGGTTTTGAATTAAACCAAGCTAGTGCCGTTGAAGAATCATCAACTGGAAGATTTGTGGTTTTTCTTATCTTAATTTGATCTGTTCCATCAGTATTTAAATTAAATTTTTCCACAATTAATCCTCATAATCTTTATTTAAATTAGAATAATCTGAAACCACATAAGGTGTTGCCCCTAAATATCCAGACTGATATTGTTGATATCTATCGACAGGGAACCATTCTGGCGGACTCCATCTAGGAGCAGGGTCGCTTACTTCTATAACGCCTTGGTTATAGTAACTAACTTTAAACATTGGGGTAGCATAAAAGTCCAAGGAATTGTCTAAATTATAATTAATAACATCTGGAATTTTAAGATTTTGAACATAATTAATATCTATATTATCATATGATTCATACCAGAATATAGTATCTCCAACAGTTGTAACTGGACTTACAGTCGCCGTTGCTGACAATTCTGAATCCACTGCCATAAACCAATATCCTGGTGTTGCTCTATCCTGAGAAACTATTGGTCCTATTTCAAACTTTCCATTAGAGTCAGTAGTTACAGCACCAGATGTCGAAGAACTCGATGGGGGCAACTGAGAAGTGGAATATGAGGTATTGTTTAATGCTGAGTATAGACTTCTAGCTTTTCTCCAGTAAACTATCTTACCTGAAACTGGTGCTTTATCTTGAGTTAATATTCCAGATATAACAACCGAAGATATGCCGTCAGCGTTAATTCTATCTGGGTTAGCTACCGCGTTTAGATCTGATGTAGATTTTCTTGACGAGAAAATCATCATAGGCGTATCTATGGAGAATCCAGTAGATTCACTTTCCGCATTTGCCAAAGGATTATCTAATTGCGTAATACCGTCTACTGATACCATAATTGTATTATCCGTTAGGTAGATATCTCCAATATAAGTTGCAGTGGTGGTAGCAAAACCTTCTTCATCGGTTGTTATAATTTCACTATTAAAAAGCAAAGAAGACCCAGAAGATGACAGCTGAAAGCTTTGATACGGCTTAGGATTTCCGAGAGTATCTAAAGAAACAATGCTTATCGTAGTAAAGTCTTTTCCATCATCTAAAATAGAACCTGTAGAAAAATATACTTTTGCATAATCAAATGGATATGATCTGGTTGAAAGCGTAATATATCCCTGATCCAGTAGTGATGAAGTTTGTCCAAAATTTAAACCAACTGGTGTAGAACTCTCATAGGCTGAAGATTCGTATGTAACGCTATAGTTCATAGTTGCACTAGGTGTGGCGTCGAAGACTATAGTTGAGTAATATTCACTTCCATCTAATATGTTGTCTATATAATAAGAATTTTTTACTTTATATTTTATAGAGTAATCTCTATCTTTTACAAATTGATACGTATTTGTACTTAACTTAATATATGAATTTTCTGTAGACAAATTAGTAAATAAAGTTTCGCCAGTTAATCCATCAGTTATCGAAAGATCATATACATCTTTATATCCTAGATAAAAACTATTGTCAAATCTAGGTTGAAGAATTTGAATATTATAAAAACCAAATTGTCTAGGAGTAGATTCATCTGGGAATGCAATTTCTGTAAATTCATTTGGAGTTGCCGCGCCAATATCTGATACCGAAACTATTACTGGAGCACCTTGTTTTGGAGTTTCTGATAAAGTTATCTCTTTTAGTACTCCCAAGAAAGTTTGAGTAACTGGTTTAGCGTAGATATAGTACTCGTTTTTATCAACGTTAATCCAACCAGTGTTTATTCTGGTGTCTAACTTCGAATCAAATAGCTTTCCTCTTGCTGTGAAATTGGTAAATACAGTTGTATTTCTTTCTAAGTCATAAGATTCCATAATTGAATTATCTGGATAACTCATAGTCTTTGTAGTGTAATTAACATTATCGTATATGGCATCTATATCGTTTGCATTTAGTACGTAAGTTCTATTTAAAAATGGGTTAACTATTTTTTGTTCTGACCAAATAGATACATCTAAATTGGTTGGATCTAATATTTCTATGTTTTCAAAAAAGTATTCAAACTTTTCAGAACCAGAAATACCAAAGCTTTCTCTAGTTAATTCTGGTATTAAGATTGAATTAGAGTTTTTACCTGGAACATATTCACCTTGCGTAACATCATAATTTACAATACCATTTTCATCTACATATCCAGAAATTGGGGTAGAACTAGTTAACTCAAATCCCTCCCAATCAATTATCGTAAATGGATAGGCATTACTGTTTACTGTGTTAACAGTTAGTAAGTTTGGCGTTCCGCCATATGGATAAGATAATTCTGTAAAGTAATATGATGCGGTAGCTTGTCCAGAATTGATTGTTGTTGATCCAATTTTAGAGTTTCCGATTGGAGTAGCTAAATTTGAACCATAATAATTCATCACAATGTTTGGAGAAGATGGAATATAAACATCGCTATCTACTTCTAGGTAATATGAAACTCCACCAAATCCAGAATATATAGATGAATCATTTATGTAATCAGTTTGAGCAGTTAATGGTTTAATATTATTTATATGCACGTACTTTGGAGTAGCGCCGACTGGCATGACTATGTTGTTTATGATTCTGTTATGATCTACTTCATAAATACTTGGAGGAGTAGCTACATCATTTAAAAAGAAAAAATTACTTTGAGAAATCGTGCGTTTTGTTTTTTGTACTGGATTATACAAAGATGATACTACTTGAAGTTGTGTGCTCTGTCCAAAGTTTGGGGTAGCTGACAATAGCGTTGATGAGCTATTGAGAGTTGGATTTCTGTGTGAAAACTTTGCTATGAAATTATTTGAGTTTGTGGATAGATATGTGGTTCCATTCCATAAGCCATTTCTTAAAACTATGTTCTGTAGATTTATTACATCTAATCTAGAACTACTAACGGTTCCTCTTGTGTTCTTATAGGGTATCAGGGTATTTTTTTCAACAAGTGAAAAATCAGTAGAAATATAACCTTCCGTATCAAATATATTTACTGGATAAAATTCAGGACTGGCTGAACTTGTTGGGGCAAAATTATTTTTAGGATAGATAGTTAATGGTGCTGAAAATATTATTGGTGTTGCATACGATCCGTGTGGAGTTGCATGAAACTCAAGCGTAAAGTTAACAGTCGCAGAAGGGTTTTCATATTCAGTTATTTCATATGAGCCATAATATTCATAGTCAACAAGAACTGGTTCATGCTTAAGTGATGTCCCAATTTTTCTCTTACCTTTTGCTACTATTGTAGTTTCAAAAAACTTAGGAGTGGCATCGTAATTTTGGATTGTAATTTTGCCGTCTGAAAGATCAGCTACACCAGGTTGATAGTAGTCAAAGTTTAATTCATCATCATAGTATCTGGAACGTATTCTGTTAACACCTTCGCTGTCATCTCCAGCATAGTCCCAGATGCTGTCTCCAAACCTAAAGTATCCCCAGTTAGTTGGATATCTTATATTCAATTCTTCTACCAAATCTTTAAATGATTCAGTTGGATTTCCATCTGCTGTAAAATATGGAGTTGAATATTCTAAATCAGAAATTTCCATTACTTCTGGTGTTGCACCCGCATAAGAAGATGACGGCTCAACTCCAAAAGCTTTCCAAAGATTTAATTCTCTTCTTAAGACTTTCTTAAATGATTCTAAATCTACTCCGTTTGGGTTTTTAAATACGTCTAATATTCTTTGCTTAAATGATGAGTTAGACTCTAGATATAGTCTAGATAAACCAACTCTAGCTCCAAGCTCATCAAACCAATTGAACTTTAATACAGGAGTTTGCTGAAGCTCTGTTATTAATCCAGTATTTTCACTCTTTATTCTTAAGTTATTAAAAGAAGATAATGTAAGTATCTCTCTATTTATTGGATTGTGATAGAAAATATATTCAGAAGGTTTTGATTTATAAAAATCAACAAGATTATCTACCCTAGACAATTCAACATTGTTAGCTAATACCTTATTGAAAACATTTGTTACATCTGTTGATGAGTACACCCAGGCTAGCTGATCCAAATCAGCTCTATCTATAAACGAATTAATTCTATATAAATCTATTTCTCTATCAAAATTATCTAAAGTCTCACCTAATATAGAGTTTACAAACTTTCCTGCAGTTGACTGAGGAATGTACAGACTAGGGGTTGCTTGATCTAATGAGTCCTCATATAGAGACATCCAGGATGGAAATCTTCCTAATACATTTTTTGCTGCTCTTGATAAAACTGGATTAGATGGTTCTGATATTGCTACTTCTACCAAAAGAAGGAAACTTAGAGATGTTAAAGTTTCCAACTCTGTGTTAACTGTTACAACAAATTTTGCGTACCTTTTTGAATTCTTAGATAGAAGAATTGAACCAAGTGCATTAGATGTAGTAGTTACTGAAAGTAACCATGGTCCGATCTACATTGTCTGATTCATATATTTCAAGACCAAAAGTAATTGACTCAACGCTATTTAATGAGCTAGAAAAAGCGCCTTTAAATGTTCTTATGTCTATACGAGAAGATGTATCAATAAATCTATACAAATAATCGTCTGTTGAATCAGCTGTAAAAGTTGAGGTGGCGTCGGCGTCTGGATCAAACACAAGGTTATCACCATCGATTGAATTTACATCAAAATATAAGTGAGGACTTAGACCTGGATCTTGATAAAGTTCACCATAGTTAGTTACTGCATATGAACCCTCTATGGTTGGAGTGGCATCAGCCAATATCTCCGTTCCAGTGAAAGTATAGTCACCTAAAGAATTTAATCCAGTTGCCGACTTAGTATATGAGAAGTTTGTGTAAAACTTATTTGAATAGAGGTCAATAGCGCTAGAGGTCCAAGATTTGCCGTCCTTGGTAAAATCTCCAGCGTTAAAGCTTAACAAATAAGTTTTCATTTATTAAACTCCTAAACTGCGTCTAGCCAAATGCTGTACTCACAAGTAACTCCATTTTCTGGATGAACAAACATCAAGTGCTGACAAGGCCTACTCATTGAAGAGAAGTATTCTTGGGCATAGGTGTTGTAACTTTCTGGAGAACCAGAGATTCTAAGCATTGATCTTCCTATGGTCATCTTAAATTGCTGATGGTAATGACCCATAAATATATCTTCAAAGTGCTCTGGAACAGCACCATCTTTCCATCCCATTGCTTTCTTATAGTAGCCATAATACTGTCCTGGTGCAGGCATTTGGTCACCATGAATTAGCAAAGAACTATAGTTTCCTATAGTGTCTACGGCATACCAGTGTCTCTCGCCTTTTCCTTCAGGAATATTAAAGGTAATTCTTGGTTCTTTTCTTCCTTCTTTGTAGAAGAATTCTACTGACTTGTAAAGAAGTCTGTCCATATTTGTTTCTGGATCATGTTGCTTTCTGGCGCGGCCGCCAACAGCTCCATGGTTTCCAATTACACCAGTCACATGAATGTGCTCAAAATGCTGGAGCACTGTGTCAAAGAACTTAGTCAAAATTGCTGGACCATTTACACCAACTTGCCTATAGAGACCTGAATCGATTAAGTGTGCCTGTCCTGGGAAAATTTCTTCACCCTCTACGATATCACCTAAAAGCCAGACGTGTAGATTCTTAACTGGATGATCTCTTCTTTGGATCTCCGTAATCTCCAGTAGTTTCTGGGTGTAGATTTCAATTCTTTCCGCCAATACTTCAGAATTATAATCTGGAGTTATTTTACCTAATTGCCAGTCGGCAAATACTGCTACGGCGGTTTCGGCTACCCCTGGTGCACTTTTGATGACTGGGGCTTTAATAGGAGTTGGATCGATAGAAGAAAACGCATCATATGCTGCTTGGTAGACTGCATATACAGCTTCATCTCTTACGTTTTTACTCTTTTCAGCTAGCTTAGCTAAGCGTCTATTTTCAGACCTAAGAAAAATAGACTGGTCAGCAGCTGTTGCTTCATGGCTATTTAAAAATACCTGTGCTTCTTGTTCTTCTTCATCCCATATTTCAGTTACATCAGTTTCGATAATTTCGCAATCATCGTAAAGAACTTCGCCTGGGAAATCTTCATAACCCTCAGCTACCATTCTAGCGTGAGTCATATTTTTTGCTTTTACTATCTGCTTTCTAATAACAGAGTAACTTTGTTCAGACATTAGCCATACCTTTTTCTAGTAGTTTTGCACTCCCATTATAACAGAAAATAGACTGAGAGTACCAGCAGCCATGTAACTTTTATCATCTGATAATCTATAATCTTTATTAGGTATGTTTCTATTATCTACTTTAATATTATTAACCGCAACTGAAACTATCAATTCGGAAGCCAACTTCATCTGTCTTTCTATTTCACCTACAGAAACAGAATCACCAATGGTCAAACTATTTAAATATCTATTCAAGAAAATTCTTGCTTGATTCTCAACACTCTTAGAGATGGTAGACGTGGTTCCCTCCCTAAGCGTTAGGGTAGCCGATACTTCCACAAGTTTTTTAGTGGCTATTCTTAAGTTTAAATTAATACCAACAGGCTTAATAGCTTTAATTTTTTCATAAACCAATTGACTCATAGTCGATATCCCAGACTGAGTTTCTGGAATGATAATAATATCACAAGATCCTATACCGTAAGAAGCCTCTCTGATCTTAGCGTCTCTCACGCCCTTAACAGAAAGAGCTGCAAACCTGATTGATTCTGAAGTTCCGCTACTAGATCCCCTAATAGAAGAAACTATTCTTCTTCTATAGTTATCGTCTGATTCTGAATTTAAACTACTATAAACTTCTTTTGGGTTATTGCAGTAAACTATTACTCCAGGTGGAGCTATATAATTATGTTTTACTAAAGTGTTTCTAGATGCAGTAATATTATTATCTGCAAATTTAGCTTTAACAGTTCCGTAAGCTCTAGTGTTCCCAGCTGGAATTACAACATCAGCAGATAATTCATATTGATATTGCGTTGACGAAAAACTTGTTGTGTCGTTATAAACCAATGTACCTTGTGGAACTGTTATGGTTGTAGAGTTTGTAGTATTTAAAAAGAATTCTATGTTTCCAGTTGTTCTTTCTGGTACAAGTTCTGACGAAATTGTCCTACGAGGTACATTATATAGAGAGCCTATCATGTCTAAGTTCATACCAGAAGCGGTGGACAAATTTGATTGCTCCACGCTAACCTTCAATGAATTGTAAAGGTCATTAATTTCAGAATGTATTGCCTCTGCAAAAGCTCTAGCTATAGAACCTGGTGAAACAGAGCTAATATTTACATTTTTATTTAAGCTATCTAAGGTAGCTATAAGCATTTGTTCTTTGCTCTTTGTATTAATTATTGCCACCTTAAGCTCCTAAGTCTTGCGTTATTGATAATACAGTTGGTTCACCTAGATTGCCCATTAGGTACACGTCAAACCTTACAGAGTCTGCGGAAACTGGGACAGCTTCAATAGTAATTTGTCTATTTTTAAAAACCCCTTCTCTTTCTAGGGCTGCACGAATTAATCTTTTACCAAAATCACCAGTCTCTGGGGTCTGAGGCATACCGTAAAGCATGGAGAGCTGAGTCCCCAATTGCGGATAGATAAAGAAGTCTCCTGGTTCAGTCATCAGTCTAAGGTACACGTGTTGAACGTCTTTTTCTGACATACTTTGGACGGTACCTATATCCCCAGAACCATTAACGATTAAATCGCCGCTAAGATTAATATAAAAATCAGACATTATTATCCTTTATAGTTTGTACAACCTTATCAATAGCTTGTTGAAAGCTATAATTTTCTAAAATATTATTTTTAATCATATCTATAAAACTTGACAGTGGATTTGTAGAGTTTGTAAAATTCCTATAGTCAACGCCGTACTCATCCCAGTAAGATTGTATTGTGCTTATTTCTTGGTTTGTAAAATAATTACCTAAGCTGTTACTTTCTGCCAAGTTAATATCAACTATAGAGTTTTCGGTGGTTGCCCTATATCCGTAGTTGCCATTAATAGTAACTGACTGTTGGCTTTCTTCTTGATCCAACTGATCTAAATTATCAATATAATAATCCATGTTTAAAAATGCTGGATTGTATGATGTCTCATTTGCTCCAACAAAAGCTGGCTCAGAAAATAACGTAGCTGAATGATTAAACTCCATAGCGTTCCACTTGAGACCATCTTCTTTGGTATGAAATTTAATATTATCAGCAAAGAGGGAAATCGTCCTAGTTGATCCATTGATAACCATCCCCACTCCAGGAGCTGCAAATATTTCAATATCACCAGAATCAGTCAATCTAATAAAGCTAGAATTATCTGGATGGTTAAGACCAACCTCTCTGTGTGAGAAAGTTTTTCTTCTTCCCATTTCTCCAACTTCTGAAGCGGTGTTTCCTACTGTTGAATCATAAGATTTTTGAGCGTTTAATTTTTCAGACATATTACACCAAGAACTTTGGTACGCCAGTATTTACATGATAATTTGGCATGTACTTACCGATTGAGTTGGCGTCATCTATATAGGATACTATATACGGATACCTTTCGTTGACGTCCGTAAAACCTATTATACATCTTGCACCAGCGGTAGGAGCTACTGTTTGGATACCCTGTGTAGCTGGACATGGAACGTTTCTGATTATATTCCCCACTTGATTAGTCATTCTATCATCTAAGATAACAACTACTGTATTGTTCATCTTGTTGTAGGACATGATAGTTCCTGGTCTTGTTTTTGATTGCTGAAGCTGATTATTGTTTATGTGAGAATTTAATCTCTCATCAAACTTTGGATACTGTTTCATTTTTTATACTCCTATCCATTCCATGCTGATGAGCAACCAGCGTACGTATACTTGCTACCTGGAAATGTGGTAGAGAATATACTTCTAGGCCTTGGTCTGTCTCCACCTTGTGTTTCATCATGTTGGTCCACATATTGGCCACCGCCAATTGAAATACCAACGTGACCATATCCATCAGATCCACCCTCCCAGAATACGAGATATCCTGCTGGTGGATTCTTTCCATTTTCGGTATCTGGGCCAAAGTAGGAAGAAGAACCCTTTAATGCAGATAGATGATCTCCAGCAGATGGATACTGGTTTAGCCCAGGAGTTGCTATTGTAGCATCTGTACCACTTCCTGAGGCTACCCACTCTGAGTTAATTAAATTAGTTTGAGCCGCGCTAAATAAACCAATTGCAGCAGATAGCACTCTAGCAAATCTATCACATTGGATATTACCGTCAAGATCTGTTCTATACTTAGATAACCACTGAGGAACTCTATTTACACTAATCCAATCAGCTGCTTCCTTTATTTGGGTTCTCGTGAACACAGGTATAACTCCATCACCGCCTGCTGACTGACTTGAAACAGGAACTACAGAAGCAACGTAGTTTATTGTTCCGCTGTTCTTTTCATCAATCAAAGAACCATCAACTGGCTTACTGTAGAATACGGTTCCTTCCATCCACTGATCCATGTACTTTGCTGCTTTTTCTGACTGATGTTTCTTAAAATTAGTTCTAACCCATTCTTCTAAAATACTAATGTCTTTACCAGTCGTTAGATATACGCTAACTGCATTTTGAAATTTTGTTTTAAAAATAAAGCCACAATCTGACCTATCACCATAATCTCCCCAGTGATAAAATCCTGATGATGAATCTATCTTTGATGGTTTTTTAAAATCATTTCTTCCCCACTTATTCATTACCATCCAAACTTGATTAATTGGATACCATACTTTATCGTCAGTTGTAGGCTTTGATGCGCCAGCGTTATTTCCACTTGCGTATAATTGCACTAGTTTTTTAGCAATGGCGTTAGGATCCCAGGAAGTTGATTCAGCTGTATTGTATGCCAGTCTATGAGCAGGGACTAATTGCTGATTTACTTTTGAGCCATCATAGTATATTGGAACATCACCAGCTGTATTGTTTTCTTTTTTTATTAAAGCGAGTAAATTAAATTGGAACATACCAACAGAAACATCTTCTGTCCATTTTGTTTTAGTTTCAAAACATTTTCCATTATAAGAACTTGGATTCACGTTGCTTTCTCTTCCAGCAACGGCGCAAAAAATAGCAGCAACTTCGTCACTAAATGGACCCTCTTGAGACAGCATTATAAATAGCTCATAGAGATCTATTGCTGGACCACCATCCTTATAGTTTGTGTAGGCTTTTTCTTTAGCGGAAGATGCTTTATCACTGTTATCTATTGGGTTTCCATTTTCATCAAGAGCTTGACTGGATCCAGATGCAGCTTTCCACCCATTAGAGCCAATGTACTTACCTCCTCTTTGAGGACTAAAACTTATATGTATATTATCGGTATGTTCAGTACCAAAAGAAAAATTAACATATTTTAAATTTGGATACTGGGCTTTAATTGCAGTATCCACAGATTCAAAACCTTCATTTATCCCTTTGTCCTTAGCTACATCTGGGTGTATAACTATCAAATCTGGAATCAATGGTTGAGGAAGTAGGTTTATTTTTTGTAATACCATATCCAGAGCCGCTGCGTATCTTTCTTTTGATCCAGATAAAGTCGAAAAATCACCTACTGACCTAATATCAAAAGCTCTACCAAAAACATGGTCTGAAATTGAATTGTTACTATTTTTATCAATTCCATTTTCTGGACTTGAATTTCTACTTGTTTTGTCGCTCTCTGACATAATAGCTCTATACAAACCAAATGTGCCAGAAATTTTAACACCCTTAGTTGCATCTGTTAGCATAAGCAGACACTCGATCAGAGAGGCGCTTATATAAGCCTTTTGAGTTGTTGCGCTGATCAAAGCTCCATCTACTGACGTGTTAGCTGTTTTAAATTCTTCCGCAAAATATGAATTTGTTTGGACAAATGAATAAGAAGAAAGTACATTTGGAATATCAAATTGATAACCAAGTGTTAATGCTGGTTCGTTAATAGACTGCTTTAAGAGCGTACCTCGTTCTATATAAATTTGTTTTTCATCTTCAGATAACTCTGAATCTAGTGCAACTGGTCTTTCTCCTAATCCTGGAGCATCAGCGTCAATTGAATAAGCTGTGCTGTTATGTGTAAACAAAGAGCCATCAGCACCTCCGACTTTTGATTTATCATTACCTGGCCATTTACCATCAACAGTTTGAAGCAATGGATTCATAACTGATCCAGGAGAAAATCCACTACCCGCCAAAGACATTGCAACCGTTTTTATATAAGCTTGGTCACCTTTAAGATATTCAACATCTCCGTGGACCTTGATAATCTGGATTAGCTATTTGAAAATTATCTCCAGCTTGAGCCCCAGCTGCCAGAACAGAATGTAAAGAAGATTTAACAAACTTAGAAGAAGCATCGGCTAATGCTGCTGGGTTCCTAGTTAAAGCTCCGACCAGACATTATGTCCGTAAGGTTTCTAGAAGTTAGTGTTTGATTAGAATACTTATCTTTAGATCCGCTAGTTACTAAGCTAGCCATTCCATCTGGATTATAACTTTCACCAAGCTTAGCGGTGAAAGCAGTTGAATCGTTAAAATCACTTAGATTAAAATTAAAATCAGACATAAGTATCCTTAATTGCTTTTCTGTTCAACATAGACTGGCATTGGTATAGATCTATCTAATCCACCAGTAGAAGCGCGTTCTCTGAGTAGGTCAACTGTATAAACCTGGGCTAGGTTATTTGTTATCATTTCCCAGTTTAGTGTTGCGGGGAGACCGTCATCATAGTATTCATCCCAAGATATATATGGCCATTCTGACGCTTTGGAATATAGAACTTCCATAACCTTAAAATTAACTAGATCATTAAATAATTTAATTTGATCATTTGTTATGGTTAAAAGTGGATCCGTTTCACCTGTAATAGTAAAATGATTTTCCATATTAGAAGTATATATTGAATTATATAATTCATCAAATTTCTTATAGAATACAGAATCAACATAAAGTGTGTCTTTAAACTTAGCTTTCATTTGAATGATGCTTTGTCCAAGGTTTTTAATAAAAAAAGCTCTTACTTCATTTGTATATTTTTGCATGTCTTCATCGAGCAACCTGTAAAAAACTGTACCCAACGCTTTATCTCTTTCGTTCTCACCGTAGTAAGTTCCTTTGAGGTAGCTACCTGGATTATTAATCCTGGAGCCTGGAGACAAATCATCTTCGGTATAAATAGAAACTGAGGATTGATCATTTGGAGAGACTCTAATTACAAATGGTCTATCTCTTAATTTTTCGCTTACAAAAATTGTTGGTTTAGCGCCAGGAGAATTTATGTTTATAGCTGTTGTCTGATCATCTGGCTTATACCCAGCCTGAATAGATGTATTTGTATAAGCTTGGAATGTTCCAAGACTTGATGCTATGATACCCTCTAATCTAACCTTAAACGGTTCACCTAATGGATTCATCAAGTCTATTACTTCTATTTCATCACCGTCAATAACTTTATTTAATTTACAAACAACTTTAAAGAATTGATTCAATCCAGTTTTATCAGGACCAGTACCAGAATACTTGAGCACTTCTGCATTAACCAGTGCATTTTCGTAACTAATATGTCTTACTAGATCTGTTATCTCATTTTCTTTCCAGCCCAAACTCTTCAATAGGTCGTCATTTCTAATGAAAGCGTTGCCGTCTACTGTTCTCACCTTACTTCTTACGCCAAGGATTCCAGGAAGCAATCTCTTGGTATGGTATCTACCAACAACCATGCCTTGATTAATTGCAAGACTTGCGTCCATTGGTTGGCCATTCTTGTTTAAGTAAGATATGTAGCAGCCGTGTTGGTCAAGAACATTATCTCTTACCCACTTCCATCCCTTCCAGAATAAATCTGACGATATACCAGCAGCAACACCTGCACCCACTGGTCCACCAAGTAATGCTCCAGCTGCCGCAGTTAGACCTACGGTACCCAAGTACGTTAAGGCTATACCCTTAAGGCTGACTCCCGCTTCTGCGTTTTGTTTCATTTGATTTTCTATTTGAGCTTGAGCATCTGTCAACCCTTCTGCTGCAAAGTTGGCCATAATATCAGACATAAGGGCGCTAGATCCATGTGTAAATTGAACTCCGCCAAGCATCTGTGCTCTAAGTGCTTCTGACATTCCTTCCATCGAAATATTGCCACCAGACAATATTCCCGTACTTCCAGCTTGAACTGAATTAATTAAACTTCTTGTGTCGTTTCTGATATTTTGAATTGACATCCAAGAGTGAACCCATGAAGACATAAACCATCTGGCTGGGTCGTTTATTGTAACAAGCGCGTTAGGTGTTATTGAGGTTATGAAACCCATGTTTGGAGTAAAATGGTGAACAACTTGTTCGACTTCAAACATTCCATACATTCTTTCATAAACATCAGCTAGGTAGACCAAGTCATGAGGTCTAATATCTGGACTACCAATAACTATTAATTCTCCACCATATATATCTTTTAGCGATTCCTTTAAGTGAGATAAACCGACTCTTCTAGCCATCAATTCATCTGGTGCTCCCTGGGAAAGCTTTATCGCACCACGAGCAAATTCAATTGGATGGAACAACGGTTGAGCAATGCCGAACAATCCTTCACCAGCTATGTTGTCAAAATATAAACCAGTTTCCACTGTTTTTTCTATTTGTCTTTCCGCTGGAATACTCTTATCCAATGCTACGGTTACTGGATACTTTCCTTCTGAAACTGCGGTAATTTGAGTTGCTACATCAACTGTAGTTTCTTGAATGTTGTTTGCTATAATATTTGAAAATGAACTTAGGTAATGAATTTTTTGGAATGGTTCACGAACTTCTACAACTGGTTCTCCATACTCTCTAGTGAATGGATTGTCGATAGCTCTGAGAAGTGATCCAGGTCTTCCAAGCGAATAGTATATAGAATCGTTTAACACTTTATTCATAATATTAGCTTGCTTTGAGAAGTTATCAATACTAGATAATCCATATCCCATTTGAAGCATCGACATTCTAAACATGTTCATTAATCCAGATAAGCCATCGCTCAATGCTGTAAACAATGGGCCAACATTCTGATCCCAGAATGTATTAATATCGTGACCCAGTACACCAATAATATTTCCTGCGCTATTTCCCTCACCCTTATTATCTGCTAATAGCTTTAAGAATTTTTTCTTGTTTGAAGAATAATCTTGATTTGGATCAATAAATGCTGCAAAGATTTTATTTACTGGTCCAAAGTCCCACATGTCATCGCTAGTGTATTTTCTATTTGGCTTTAGGACCAACCAAGCCCTCGCGTATGCGTCTTGCCACATTGCCTGTCTGAACATTCCAACGATTAGTAAGAACAACTGTTTTGGAGAAAGGTTATCTTTAATGATGTCATCAACCTTTGGTTGTCCACCATTAACATCTGCTCCAACAATTAAAGAAAGATTAGATTGAGCTTGCAAAAATAAGCCTAATTTTTTATACTTAGTCTTAGTTAATGTATCAAAATATCTAACTAAACCACCTTCATCTAGTGGAGCATCTACTAGGTTCTTTCTTGCAAATTCTATTGCTTCTTTAATTGTTGTTGGGCTATAATTTATTGAAGGCGCTTCTGGATCTGTAAAATCACCCTTCTCTGTCTTTAGTAAGAAATCGCTTCCCAACAAAAGGCTAAATTCATCAACAGCAGTTCCTCCATCTCCATTTTCTTTAAATAGTTTAAAGATATCTGGATTTGATTTTGGATTTCTTAAAATTGCAATTAAGAAATCTGGTAGTCTTGTTGTGTCATCTGGATCTAAGCCAAACGCATCAAAGAATATTTTTTTAGCAGCTTGATAAGTATGATAACCAAATCTAAACTGATCCCAAATATCATTTGCTTGAGCTAGTGTTCTTCCATTTCCAGCTATAACATGAGTTGAAGCACTAAAGCCTTCATCAAAGAAGGATCTAGCTTGAACAGACTCTGGAGAAGCTGGATCATAAACTGGCGCAAAACGCGCTCTTCCGCCTGCGGAATCTTCATCTCCTGTTGTGCCTAATTCGGTGTCAAGTATTTTCCATAAAGCATCTCTTTCCAAAGAGCTATATTCCGCCTTTAGCACATAATCAAAATAACTATTTTCATCACCTACGGCAGCAAGTATATTTCCACCCCTAGCTGCTGCTTCAGCAAAGTGGCCAGCATCTAGTAGTGTTATTCCGCTAACTGGAATAAACTCTTTCCATCCAGTATTTACAAAAGCTGTTGGTCTTTCACCTAAAAGTTCTAATTGTTTTTCAAGATTATCTGCTGTTCCAGATATACCTAGTTTTTGCATTCCATTTTTTGCTGCGTCTTCTACGAGAAGTCTACCATCACCTTCTGGTGTTTGGAATTTTCCAAACCCAATGAAGTATGACTCTCCAATATCTGTATCGCTATTATATTTAAATTCATTTGCTGGGTTGTAAACTGTAGTTACAACACCAAGTGGAACTTCATCTGGGACGAATGTGTAATAGCAATCCCTAGGCATTGGGGTAGGAGCTAACCCAACTTTTGCTAATGCCTGGGCTGATGCATTGGAGTGATTATTGTCGTTACCTATTTTGTCATTCTCTGAACCAAAGTACTCTTTTTCATTTTCTGTAAGATGCATTATACCTAGGTAGTACGCAGCGTCTGGAGAAACAACTGCTGCTAAATCTACTTCCTTAAAAGAATCACTCTTAAAATTTATAAAATTATCATCAGTTCTATTTTCACCATTTGCAGCTAGAGACTTGTCAATCAAGTCAGCTTTATTTGTTCCCCATAAGAAATACGCTGGCTTGCAAACTACAGCTGTTCTAGTTATTGGACTGTATACTAATACTTTTCTATTCTTATAATCTTTTGGTTTTCCGTGGAATTGACTTTCATCTCTATCTGAGAAATACTCATCTTTAAATTTTTTGAATATTGGATCATCTTTATCATCTGTTATTTCATATGGCCATCTCATAGCAATGTAAAATTGCTCATCTAAAGCAGAAGCTGGGGAGCCCCAATCTTTATAGGAGAATGGACTTCCAGCTGTGATCTGGCTTTGATTAATATATTCATATTCCCACGAACCCTCAAGTTGATTCATGCCAGTTGTTTCTGACTTCATTGAAGGCAGTGGCATTCTGATTATAGCTTTTCTATTTGAAACACCAGATGTTTCTAAGTTAAATATAAATTGATCAGTGCCAAATGTTGTTATTGGATTTATTTGAGAAGTAAAAGAAACTGTAGCTAGATTAATACTAAACTCACCAGCAGTTGCGCCTTCTATCGCATCGGTGGTTGTGGAACCAGCAATTAAACTAGCTTCGGTGTCTAGTAAATTAACATACAGAGTATCATGACCCAATTTTTCAAAATCTTTATCACCGTCGTGAATTGTTCCAGTCTTTGCTCTATCTGAGCCTTCTCCAGATCTATTCTTACTTAGTGCATAAAATGCGTAGTCTAATAAGACTGCTCCAGCTGCTCTATCTGTGAAAAATGGGAATGAAAACCTTAACGGCATTTGAGGTATTTCTTGGTGCAAGTTAACCATATCATCTATGTTAACTTCACTGTTAGAGCCACCAGTTGAATCTATTGGTAAGTGGAAACCAACAGTTGCGTAACCTTTATTCTTTGGCAGTTCGGAAATAATGTCGTTAACTATTTGCTCTTTAGTGCTCTTCTTATTTCCATAATACGCAGTTCTCCAAGGATCAAGAAGGTTTATAACTTTTCCTCTCAATACTCCAGCTGGAGCATAGATGTCGGAAGCTGATGATTGTTGCTTAACGATGCTTTCTAATGTAATAGCTGGATTTTGAAAACTCTTAAATGCTTCATAGTCCGCTGTTGGGTTAGATTGTTTATTTATCTTTGTTAATAAGTCCATCAATTCAGAATCTGGACTTCTATAACTTGGAGTCTTTATTCCTAATTCAATTGCCTTTTTCTCCGAAGGGAAGCCAGTAGTAATTGGCACTACAGCTGAAGTATATAGCCAGTGTGGCTTACCGTAGAATACAGTTGATCTATCCTCAAATGGTCTTACGGCAACAATATAGTTTGGAAGCAATCTTGCGCACATTTGAAAAAGATCCCAAACAGATTTCATATATGTTTGTGCTCTAAATGAAACCTCATCGAAGCCTGGCATGTCGTCATCAAGATCGCTAATTAATCCAAACGTCTTCCAAATATTTACTCCACCTCTACCACTTATGCTTCCAAGTAGTGAAGCTCCTCCACCTGCTGCCATTACTCCACCTATTACAGGAAGTGCAAATCCACCAGTACCAATAGCTAACGCTGTACCTGCAGCAAGTAGGCCACCACCAAGTAGTGCTGCTGCCGTTCCTCCACTTGCTTTTGCCTCCATGCCGCTAGTCAAACTATCTATAGCTGCTGCTGCGCTCTTAGAGCCACTGTCATATCTTTGTAGCATGTTATTCCAAGACGCGTCTGTTAATCTATTTAAATATTCTAATCTTGGATTAGGCATGTCTTCTGGCGTTAGTGATGCGGCATTTGCCCAACCATCCCCTAGGTCTCCACCAAGGAATTGCGCTACACCAGTTCCATTTCCTGGATAAATATTTCTTTTAAATAATTCAAGATCTGGTTGTGCAGCAAAGTTTGACCAAAGTGTTCTCATCATTCCAACAACTGGCAATCTTACATCTGCACCAACGCTAAGTCCTGTTCCATTTGAATTGTCTCCAAATGGATTTAAAACTCCAGCTACCGTTCCAGCACCACCAGTGAGACCACTTCCTTGACCTACTGCCAATAGAGCATCGGATGCTGCGTTTCTTATTCCAGCATTTCTATTACGCTCTATTTCAGTTAATGGCTCATACAATATATGTCCAAAGTGTTTAATGCCAAATTTATTTTGAGAAAAAACAGTTCCTCTTGTAGCATGGGCGAAAGCTTCTCTTACTCTTGAAGTTCCCATTGAAAGCAGTCTGACCATTAAGTCTCTAGGTTCAGATAGGTATAAACCTGTGTTCAATCCACCATCAATATGTCCGCTGTCTCCCTTTTTGTCTACCGAGTTAACTACTGAACTTAATTCAATAGCATCTGATTGACAGGTGACTGTAACTATTTCACCTAGTTCAACTTCTGTTATAACTCCATTAAACAACGTATGAAGCGAATTAGGATTAGAACCATAACCAACTCTTAGGTGAACTCTTACACCTGGCTTAAGTCTAATATTTTCAATATCTACAATATACTGACTTTCCATATGACCAAGTTGATTTCTTGCCTGGTTCAAAGTTCTATCTATAACCTGCTCCAAACCTGCAGTAAGAGAAAGTGCGTCTACTCCTGGCTTTGAATCAGTTTCACCAGTTCCACTAAATATTGTTGTAGCTTCTTTTGTAGAAAGTTTTGCGTACATATTTGATGCCCTAAACACCAATGTGTCCCCCAAGATATCTTCAGAAGAAACAATTGAAAAATCTATAATTGACTGTAATCCATAAAAATTATCAAACAATTTTGTTCCAACAAAATCTCCCTCTGATATTAACCAAAGCATGTAAGTTGGAAACGCTCTTACCATTCTTCCAGATATATCTCGATACTGAGTATCAACCATCATTTTTTCCCAATGACTCGTAACGCTCTTTGAGTTACCATTTGATTTCATTGTTTCTGGTTTACTCTCATCTCCAGATGAATATGAATACTGATATTCAGAAAGTGGAGCTGCACCTGGAACACCTGTTAAAGATTTGGTTGTTCCAGTATCTGGAGTTTGCGTATCTGTAATTCCAATGTAGGTGACTGAACTATCTTTCTTAACAGCTACGTCATCTACAGTAAGATAAAATCTACCATTTTGTTTATCCACATAACCAAATTGATATCCATCAGCGGTATGAATCATCGAAGGTATCTTCGATTCGAATGGTCCCTCTACTGCGGGAAATGTATTTATAATAGCGTGTGCGTCTAACTCGTCTGGATCAAAGCTAATATATTTATCTTCTTTAAATCCATCTGAAGTTCCACCAAGTGCTGCTTGAAGTTTTTTTCTAGATTCCTCATCACTTGCTAAATCGCCAGCTTTAAATTTTCCAGATGAAATACTCCAAGTTGAATCAGCTGCATCAGCAAAATCAAATTCTAGTTCATCTAAAGAATCAACATAATTAAGTAGGAACTTATCATTTGGTTGATCCATATCTCTTAAGGCTTCTATTATGTAAGAAGCTACTTCTGAAGCCTTTAAACCTAAAGTAGTTCTTGTATAAGCTCTAAGCCCATCGATGTCATCTCTTAATATATACTGCCTAAACTTATCAACAATTGCTGCACCAGAATACTGCATTGCTCCATACGGCGTCACTACATTTATCTTGGTAGCTGGATCAACATTGTATATATCTAATCTAGAAAGTTTACCCTTATTTTCTGTAACGCTTTTAATAACGTCTCTATCGAACATTTGGAAACTTCTAAAATAGAAGTCTGGGTCTAGGCAGCCTACTACTTCGCTATCTTTGTTTCTAATTTCCAATGGGAAGTCTGGGTACGCGTTGAACGAACCCCAGAGTTGTTTCATTCTTAAGAATGGATTTTTCTTAGTGCCAAATTCTTCAATTAGCTTTCTTTGTTGATCGGAAGAAAGTTGCTCACGCTTTTGTTGAAATATATCAAAGTCAATTAATCTTAATGATACATCATAAACATGTGGATAGTTTGGAATGGTTGAAACATTGAACGATAAAGGTAAGACATATTTAATTCCTGCTAATGCGGTGATTATATTCTTGATTCCCAAGAATCCCATAACGCCAGCTGCGTGTTCCAATCTAGCTAAGCCATTAACATGGTCAAATATTTTTCTTATTTTTATTAATTCTTTTTCTCCAAATACTTTCATTGAAATATTGATATAACTATCGCCACCGCCAACATGCTGATAAGTTGGCTCTTCTTGCATTTGGAGCTGCAGTGGGATTATGTTGTTGCTCATAGAGATAGAAACATCAGTAACAATTGCTTTAGCTGGATCTATGTCGACTCTAACCATTGGAACTTCCCACTCTCTAATGCGGAAATTCCCATTTCTTTCTCTTGCAGCTTCCATTAGATCTCTAATCGGACCAGCTTTAAAGAATCTTTCATAAACCATTGAGCTATAACCAGCTGCAAATTGATCTTTTATTCTTGCTCTTTCTTCTTCTTTCCAAGCTGTATCGCCTGTTTTGCCTCCGTTGATCGCTCTCTTTTCCAAGTAGTCGTCAACCATAGAATCTAAATACGCTGTTGTGTTTGCAGATTTTCCCTTAAGAACAGATTTAATCTGTGACAATGTTTCATTTTGAAAAACTATTGATCCAAAAACATATCTACTTATATCTTCATACGCGTTTTCAGTTCTATTAAAATCTCTAAGATATTCTTTTCTTCCCGAATCTAACTGTGGGTTTTGATAAATAAAGCTCTTTACAATAAACTCGTAAGCTTTCTTTTGGAAATCGGTGCTATTTCTACCTGCAGTTAATATATCAATGCTTTGCAGTATCTTTTGACTTACTGTAAACTCAACTATATTACCCGTAGAAGTTGTTATGACCGAGTCTAAAGTTCTGTGGTAACCAGCTGATTCATTTATGTCTATACCAAAGTTAGCTAACATTTGGTTCCAGAATCCTCTACCCTGATCCGTCAAACCTTTTTCTTCATCAGATCTAAATCCAGATATATCTGGAGTAAATATTTTAGTTTGAGTTTCGGCTGGCATGTAGAATGTTAAATTACTACCGTTAACCCATTCTCTAACTACATTGGTTGTAAACACTTCATTTTTATATCCAAGCAATGCGTCGTTAACAATCTTAGAGGGTGCTATACCAGCTTGAGCAGACAACCTGTCCGAAGCAGCTTGCATACCCCTTAAGTCATCTTGAGTGACGTCTCCATCTCTATCAGTGTCAAGCATTGCTTTAGCAATGTCTTCTGTATTGCCGTCTTCTTTGCCAAACATTAAGAATTCTTCATTTATATAATTATGAAGAGCTCCAGCCGCCTTGCCCATGTACTGTCTAAACTTACCCCAATGTATTGCCTGGTTAAAGTCGTTAATCATAGGAAGGAATGGCTTGTGATTAAAATTGTATAACTGCAAAGTAACAACTAATGTAAATGGATAATTTGGAACTGTTGATATTGACATGCTATGAAGAGCTACACCAGTAATTCCATATACAGAATTTAAGTAATGATTTCTAATAGGAAGAAACGGAGCATACTTAAACGCAGCAACAAGTCCTCTTAACGATGAAAGAAACTTATCTATCTTTTCATCGTTATCTCCATTGCCACTAAAGTCTATTGTAAAGTTGTCTTTAAGGCTAATTTTTGAAGCGTCTTCAATTGAGATGCCCCATATCTCTTCGTAGTTAGGAAAAAACAGTTGCATTCCTATTGTTGTGTGTTTGTAGCCAGAGTTAAACTTAGGACTGTTTTTTTGTCTTAATGCGCCTTCACCTAAGCTGCTAGTTTTAAATTGCGTTTGGACATCAATACTAATTGGTGGAATATAGAAGTTTGCGGCTCCCAATCTTAAATGAAAAATATCTGGAGAAGCTGGAGGAATGTTTTGCCTAAATGGAAATTCACCCAATGCCTTTTCTATTCTCTGACCAGTATTAATTAATTCCCATGCTCCAGTAAAAATACTTTCTCCATTTATTTGACCAAGTGAGGCCATTAAATCATTTAGTATTGCCTGTGGATCATTTAAGGGATCTTCTTTTCCGCCACCAGTTCCATCACCAGAGTAATCTGAGCTAACAGCTAATGCGGTGAAGAAGAAATTAACCAACTCTGGAAAGTATCTATAAATTGTAGCTAAAGTTACAGGATCTCTAGAGAGTCTTTGTAGTACAACGACCAACTGTTGTAACCAAGCGGTATCTCTCACTCCATCCAGAACTCCCGCTGCCGCTGCGCTGCCTTTAACTCTATCTAAAGTTTGCAATCTCTCTCTACCAAAAGCTCTTATCGCATCTATGTGCGCTACCAAATCATACAACCCAGAAGCTTCTATCTTTTCAAATAAACTCTTTTGATAGCTCTCATCTAAATTACCAATTTCTGCTATTGGAGCAATAATCTGTGTGTAAGATCTAAATCTTTCAGTAGTTTGCTCTAAAGAATAATCATAACCATTTCTTGTAGTTATATCAAGTAAAAATCTAGCAGCATTTGTCCCAATGCTTGATCCTACTCCCGATGCGTATAAGAACTCTTCAAGTGATTGAAGTCTTTCAGAGAATAAATTCTCAAGCTGCTCATCTACAGCTGGTGGTTCTGTCGGATTAACAGTTTCAGTTTGACCTTTTTCTGGTTGCGTTGCGGAAAGATTATAATTTTTTAATCTTATGTCTAAAACTACTGATGCGTATTTAATTGCAGATTTTGTATTACCAAAACACACTCTTACATCTTTAACGCCCATTCCATAATCATCACCCTTAAACCAATTTTCCCACGCTTTATCTAAAGATGGATCACTTAATGGAACATTGCTTGGTATTTTTTTATCAAATTCTTTTAAGAATTCTAATATTAATGAATTTGTTACTTCTGAGATAGTTGGATCAAAATGCTTTATAGCATCTGTTACTCCAGATATCTTAAATGAGTTCCAAGTAGAATCTAGCGAATCTGGTTTAAGAATGTTTCTAGCTAAAGGAAGGTATTCATCATCCCAAACACTTCCTGGAATTGAACCACGAGTTGAGTTTTCTTCGACTAAGGCTGGAAGAAGTAATGTTCTAAAAGCGCCTGTTCCGATTAGGCCCAGAAGCAGCTTCTATTAATTGTCTCATCTCATTGATGTAGTCATCAATATGTTTTTTGGTTAAAAACTTTGATTTAATATAATCAAATGATTCTTGATTTATAGCCATGCGTTTTACCTAAAACATTCTTTCGATATGGTTCATTTTTTTTAATCTATCTCCAGAAGAGTTTTTCTTTAAAGAACTTGAATAGTTATCTATTATAGCAGACTTATTCATATTATTTAAAATAGGTTTTAACGATGATGTGTTGTTTGATAACATCATTTTTTTATTAGAATATCTTGCTTGCTGATTAGCTGGATTGTCATAGCCTGCGTTGTTTGGTTGAACGTATGCTGGTGCAGAATGCATGTAGCCTTCATAGGAACCCTTCATCTGATCTGAAGTCATTTTTGGTTTTGGTTCTGGTGTGACTATGGCTTTTTTATCTGCTGCTATAACATTACTAGATGGCATTTTAGGGCTCACCACCTGAGCGGAAAGGTTTACTGCTTTTCCCACCCTAGGGGACGTGTCTACGCGTTGTGACCCAGCGTTTTTTAATTTAGCGTTTTGATCACTAGAAACCAAGTTCATATTTCATCCTAAAAAAAACCCGCTATATCATTGTAGGGATTACGTCCTAAGGAGGGGAGTCTATTATGCATAGTACCTGTTACTTGGCCATTTGTTACTAATCCGAGCTCTACTCATAAACTCTTGCATTTTTTCTTCATCTCCGTCAACCGATATATTATAAGATGTTCCTTGGCCTCCAGAAGAAATTGGAGCTTCTGGTATTTGCATTTGATTAGTTGGCATATTTTCATAAGGGTTCCCACCTGGGAGCAAAGGTGGACCTGATATAGATTGCTCATTGTGATCTTTACTTTTTACGTGACCATATATAGCTAAACCAGTAGCCAACGCTGCCACACCTGCGATCTTACCCTTGTTCCTAAATGCCGCTTCAGCTGCTGGGCCCAGCGCCCCTCTTTCTCCAAGTGGTTTTCCAGATGTAAAAAGATCTTTTAGCATGTCGCCAATTCTTGTATACTTAGCCCCTGCTACTGATTCTGTTGTTTCAGTAAACGAACGAGTAACATCATCAATTAAATCTTCTCCTCCAGCAGCTATTCTTTCAGCTTTTCTTTGCCCTTCTAAAACTTCGCGGGTTCTTTCTTCGAGTGATCTAATCCTTGGAAAATCTACATCAGCACCTTCTGCTGCAACCTCTGCAATGTTTTGCATTTCTTCTGTGCCAGCAAATTTTAACGCCCTATACCTTGCTTGAATGCGTTCCAATCTTTTAACATACTTTTCGCCCTCTTCGATATCTTTAAATCTTCCAACTATTAACCTTCTTGATTGCTCTTGAGTATCGCCATCTGTCACAGATAGGGCTAAAAGATCTTCTATAAAAGCTTGATCCAAATCTGCTTGTCCGCCGCCTGTAAGCCTTCCAGCTACCCTCATTCTTTCTATGACTTGCTCAACACTTTCTTGGCCCTCTCCTCTAAGTATACTAGGAGTTGTAAGAAGTCTTCCTGATTCTTCTGATGTTTCTGATGCGTAATCAAATGCTCCTATTTGCTCAAAAAACTCTCTTGACAAAACATCTTCGCCATCTCTAATAGTTTTGACATCTTCAATTCCAGCAAGTTCTCTTAATATATTAACAACATTTTCAGTTTCAGATTTAGCATTGTTTACTGAGGTTCTTGCGATAATATTTTCATTTCTTGAATAACTATATAATCTATTTAAACTTACTTGTCTTGCTTCACCGTCTGCTGCATCTATGGATATCATGAGTGCTGCATTTTCTGTTTCTAAGGCTTCTCTCATATATCTAGCAAGTACTAGTTGGTCTGCGTCATCTGACGCTGACAAATTTTCAATTCTTGTATCTAACGCTCTCATTAACTCTGTTAACCTAATATCTCCATTGGCTTGAGATTGAAATGAGGTATTGATCGTTGCCGCAATACTGTCTATTGATTGCTGTTTGGCCATTCTTAATTCATCAAGTGCTGCAGCAATTGATGCTTCAGGATTTACACTAAATCTTCCTTCGTCTAAAATTTTTGCCTTCACGAGAGCATGATATAGCTCATCATTAGTTCTAAGAGTATCCACTTTATCTAATTTTCCTAATAAAAATTCATTATCACTGATAACCTTAGCGGGATTAGGTAATCCAATATCTCTACTTAAATTAGAAAGTATTTCATTTTTCATTGAATCTACAGTGCTCGTTAACATACCTTCGCTTATAGCACTGCGCGTTCCTTGATTAAACGCATCTCTATATTTAAATGTAAGTCTTTGCATTAGTTTTGCTTCGTCTGGCAAAGATGCTATTCCATAGGTTTCTGCTGCTTCTCCCGTTAGCTGCATCTCGTTAAGTAGCATTGCTTTTTTTCGAACTCCACTAATTTTCTTTCCACTAATGTCTGTTGCTGAAAGAATACCCTCTAATCTAGCTATGGTATCTTGTACTGTTTTTACCGCTTCTGGACTTGCGCTGTCGCCAATATCTCGTAGTGCATTTCTGTAACCAAATAAAGCGCTCTGTATAGTTTTATCTATTGTTTCTATGTGAGAACTTAATTTTGTATCTGAAACTAATCTATCAAATCCTGCCAATTGATCTCCTGTTTGACCTAACAAAATTTGAGTTGCTCTTAATTCTCCTGTCATTGCCGCTGTTTGCATAATCATATTTTCTGCAACGTTTTGAGTAGCAACGTCTATTAATCCAGTTAATCTTCCAGTGTAACTTTTATCCGCTGCTAATCTTTCAAAAGCTGCAAAATGTGCTTTTCTAGAACTGGCAAAAGTTTCAGCCCATTGTGCTGCGTCTTGAGAATTATCGAACTCAGCATATAGGGCAGAAAAGGCAGTTCTATTTTCCGCAGTGCCGCCCAATAAACTATATACAGATCTGTTGACCGCATTTCTAACTTCTGCTTCACTGAGTACTCCTCCAGCTTGAGCGTGGAAAATCCTTACTGATTCATACATGTCTTCTAATGATCCACCAAAACTTAAAGCACTACTGCCACCAATAGACGGGTCAATTGCAGCTTCTGGATTAAATATTGGAATTAATCTTGACCTCATTCCATTTGCGATATCAGTGTACCCTTCAGCTTCTAGCTTAGCTAGAACATCTAATCTTTGCCTTTCTGTTGAGGCTGACCAACCAAGAGTGTTTACATAAGAACCAAGTCCATTTTCCGCACCAAGTCCACCAAGAGCTGTTCTTTGATGTAGCTTTGCTATCGCATCATAAGTTGCATTGTATGATTCAGATCCAAGAGTTCCTGCGTCTCCTAGGAGTTTTGCTGATGCTCTATATGCTATTTCTGAATCAGACATAGCTCTTCCACTTGCGGTTCTTAATTTTGCTGCTGCGGCCTCGTATGTTCCAGCTCCAAATCTTTTTTCGTATATCCCAAATATTTCAGAATTAAACTTAGCGTCTTCAGCGATTGCTACGTTTGCGTCAAACAACTTTACAAATTGACTTTGACGATATTGAGATCCGATAGCAGTACCCTTACTTAATTGTTCAGCTATTTCTTCTTCAGTCATAGTTAGTAGTGAACCACCTTGCCCTGGCTTAAGTCTAGAAACTAGACCTTGATCTAATTCTGTTATATTTAAGAAATCTTTATCAGCCAAACCGTAACGACCATTTAACTTAGCTAAAGAAATACTTCTTCTGCCATAATTAAATCCGTTCCTTCCCACCTTCTCCGACTCTAAGTAAACTAACTATTGCTTTTTCAACCTCTTCTTGCTGCATACCAACTGGCTTATACATATTTGCTGCTTTTGTATTTCCATTAACTAAAGAATTAATATATTTAATTATTTTTTCTTCGTTACTTAAATTTGCTATTTCCTCAGCGCTGGCTGGATTTGCAACAGTTGAGATTCTGCCAAACTTATCCATTGATATTTCTTCGGATACTGCATCGGTTAGTCTTCTAAATCTGTCACCCATTAAGTTGTCTGAGCCAAAAGTTCTTCTTATTGTAGCGTCATCTAAAACTGGTGCCATAAGTGCAAATTCTTGAGGTCCAGTTGGTTGACGCCATGCAAATGAAACTAACCTTCTATTGTTTTCACTATCTGTTACATAATGTAAATTTGTTATAAATTTGTCGTCCAAGTCAAAACCACCAGCCGATTCATATATACCCAATCCAGCGGCAGAAGCTCTATCTCCAACTATCATTTTATGTCCGCCTTCACCAGCAAATCTATATCTAAACATATCTAACTCTTGCCCACCCTTTAAAGATATATTTGCTTTTGTAGAAAACTCAGCCCCAGCTTCACCTATTACTGGAGATTGACCAGCTGTTCCATATCTAAATTCTGTATCAATTGCGCTTCTGTTGCTAAATGGTAAATTTGGTAATGATAAAGTTTCCGTAACTTCTCTGCCATTAGCACCTATTGTGCGATACTGTTTAGCAACGCCTCTGTAATGTTCCCTGGCTGATATGTCTACTATTTGGTTTGCTAATTCAGGAATGTTTCTTGGATTTTCTCCACTTAGTAATCTGGACTGCAATTGCAGTGCGTTGTCTCTATATCTTGCTGCATTAGAATATGATTTAAAGTGAAGGTTTTCCCAATCATCAACATTTATAGATGCCGCTCTGTCTATACTTCTTTTAACTCTAGATGTTATAGTCCCACTAGTTTTAAATTGTTCTAAATCAGATTCAAGGAATTGTCTAGTTTTTCTTACTTCTTTTGCCAATTGAGATCCATAAACTTCACGATGAAATATTAAACCTTGTAAGTCGGCAACGACTGCTTCATTAGGGTGACCAGAAAACATAGACATTGTTACGGCTTGTCCAGCGCCAGGACTTAATCCCTCTGCCGCTACTCTACCAAGTGTTACTTCACCTTTTAAAAGCTCATTTGAGCCAGCTCCAATATACCCAAGTTTAGCTAAAGCTCTAGTTACGTCTGTGTCCATTATATCCGCCACTGCTTTTACTTGACCTATATCTCCTTCCATTAGCACTCTCAAAGTTTGATCATCTAAAGATTTTATTTTTCCAGATGGATCAACAAATTGAGATAGTTGTTTTTTCCATTCTGTAACGCTAGCTTTTAATTTTTGCGCAGATGCTGGATCAAGGCTAGACATTCTTTCTGGCAGCAGCTGCGCTTGAGCGTTATCTATTTTTGCTGTTAATTCTTCTGCGTGGTGTCTGAAGAACTCAATACCCATTACTGACGAAGCGTCTGTTATTCTTTTCATTTCATCAAATGAAGCTGCCATTCTTCGATACACAGCTCTATCTGCATCTGACAGTGTAGTGTCTTTAGCTTTTTCTGAAATTAAACTAGTTAAGTCTTTAAGCCTAAATGGATTTCCTTCTGTTCTAGACTTTTCAAATGATTGTCTAACTAATTGACCAAACTTCTCATAATTTTCCTCACCACCCATGTAGGCTTTCAATGTTCCAGATAGATAATCTTGGGATAATGAACTCATTATTATACTAGTGCCTTGGCGCTGTCTTTGGATTGCTAATCGTTCAACTGGATCACTTATTGATTTTAATAAACTATCCGTGTATTCCGATTCTAAACCAAATCCTTTTAGGACTGTTTCTAGTCTACCATCATAGGTTAACCAACTTTGACTCAATGTCATTGGAGAAGCTCCAGCAAACTCCTCTGTCATCTCTGTACCTATTCTATTTAAAATTGTATCAACATCATCTTGACCAACTACAAAGTTTCTACCACTAGTAGATGCTGTTATTCTTTTATCTGATTTTTGAAAAAACGATCCAACCTTAAATTCTGCTGGAGTATCAAGATCTGGATCAAAGGCTTTTACTATTGCTGATGGATTAAAGAATCCAGCTTTATATCTATTGGTTAAAGATATAGCCTCTTCGCCAGTTAGATATGCATACTTGCCAGGTTCAGTCTCATACCTAAAGCTGAGCATTGTTGCGCTTCCGTCTCTTACTGAAACTAACCCTGGTGCTAAATCGTTTTCCCCTACTTTGTGCCCCATTAGTGCAGCAATATTATCAAACGCTCCACGAGTACTTTCGTCTACTCCAGAAAAATTAAATTTAACCATTTCCAATTGTTTACCAGCTGGTATAAAATCAAGATCACTACTTCTAGTTCCCGATAGCCCAAAGTTAATATTAGAAATCATTTCACTAAGAACTTTATTTTCTTCTACAGCTGGAAAATCTATTCCTGGAATACCAGTAAATACTGCCATTTCTTCTGCTCGCGTAGCTCTTATATTAGATAGCGCTTCTCTTACTGTAGATCCAGCAACTTCTCCAGTAATGCTAGAAATTAACTCATTGCCTGGACCTAATCTAGCAAGACCTTTTTGTACTACATCTGAGCTTTCTAATATTGCTCGCGATAAATGTCTACTCTCTTTTCCAACAAATGACATTGGATTTGCTCTATAAGGACCATAAGCTAAATCTCTAATTCTTTGATAGTCTGAAACCCTAGCCATTATCTAACTCCAGCCATAATATTTACAGAACCAGGATTGGTGTTATTCATAGTTGGAGTAACATTTCCGTTTATTCCCATATCAAACATTAACCTTTGAAGATTTCTTCTAACATGCTCTGGTGATCCATTTGGATTATCAAAAGTAGGATAGCTTGGATTAACCAAATTAGCTTCTTTTACTTGCTGTGGATAGTAACCCATTTGCGACATTTCAAGACCCATGGACTGACCCATTTTTATTTTAACATGATCCATATTTGTATTTGGATGCCAACCTTCCCAGTTAGCGCCTGGTAGTTCATGTCTTGTAAAGTAATCAACCAAATCTGGCTTTCTTTCTACTGGCATCCCCCAAGCTGCTTCATAAATTCTTCTTTCTAATCTTCCAGCGGTAGAAAGTATTCTTCCCCTTTCTTCTTCTGGAGCTTCGATCATTGCTTTAAAGTGATCTCTTTTCCTTTTAGGAATTGATGCTGCTAACTGGCTAATTGATTTACTGTCTAAATCTGCTCCATACATTGTTCTTTTACTTGCAGCCATAAACTGCTTAGCAGATTCTATGTCGCCAATTTTTTCAGCTCTTGATGCGGCTGTTCTGTTTTTAACATAAGTTAAAATATCTGTATATTCTTCGAGCGCTAATTCTTTCTTTCTTTGTAAAGGTATAAATCTTTCTCTTTGACCACTAGGACCTATTGGTCTGGTTTCTTGTTTGGCTTTTTCAAAAGCAGAATAACCACCTACTGTAGCTGCACCGAATGCAGCTAAACCTATTCTCATTCTTCTAGATGCACCAAAGGCTCCGAAAGCTATAGCTCCAACACCAGCAGCTATAAGAGGATTTCTTTGTGTACCTTTTGCGTAGATTGGTTTAATAAAGCTTTCAACTGGTCTTTGCCATTCTGGGAATGTGGAACCATAAACGTTTCTTCTTTCCCAATCTTCGGTGGCAGTTCTTTCTCCAAAGAATTTATTATTAATAAAGTTGTCAGTGTGTCTAAGTTTATTGGTTATAGTTGAAAAAGGATTTAAAACTTTTTTAGCAGTGGAGGAATTGTCATAGGGACTAAAACCAATTTTGCTATCTTCTATTGCATTTAACTGCGCTCTAATCTTACCGACTTTAGCTATCTCTTGTTCCGAGAGACCCATTTTATCTATACTTCTATTAAGGGCTCTAAACTCTTTTGAATATGGCGCGACATCAGCCAATATATCTAATTGATTAACTGCACCATATCTTCCATTTTTATCAGAATATAATTTATTAAATCTTTCATAGCCAACACCAGGTAACCTTAGTTCACCTTCTTTTACTTTTGTAAAAGGGTCACCTGTAGTAAAGTCTATAAAGTTATCATTTCCTGGAAGGAATGTATTTTCTCTTCCCATCCTATTTTTAATAGGATTAATAAAGTTAACATTTGTTCTTTCTTTTGGAACAAATCTTCTTATAACTTCAGATATTTCTATATTACCTAACGCGCCATCAGACTGAAGAGGTAGGTCACCTAAACCTCCAAGGTTAAGATCCCAAAAAGCTCTAGTTGAACCATAAGCTTTGGAGGCTGATTGAAGCACTGATTTATTTGGTTCAAAGTCATACTCTCCAAGACCTAAACCCTTTCTGATATTACCAGCTGCAAAACCGTAGATACCAAGAGTTTCTTGAAGTCTATATCCAGCTTCACCGCCTAAATATTTTCCACTAGTAGTTCTAATTGGTAACCCAGCATTGACAATCTTTGCTGGCATTATTCCAGGTCCAGTTGGAGGACCATACACCATACCCTGGCCGTTGATTGCTGATTGGTTCATGTTGCTAGCAGCAGCTCTTACCATGCCCGCTGCTGTATTGGTTGAACCAGATTGTTGAGAAAGATTACGATTTGAATTAGCTATTAAACCATTTCCACCACTAACACTTGCTATATTAGATGGTATTGGTCCTGGCATTGCGTTGACTGGGGAAATAAACTTTAATGGTTTTCCACCAAACTTACTTGGTTGAACTGCTGCGTAACTTACATTTGGATCTTGATTTTCAACAACGCCAGTATAACCTCTTGGCTCTTGCGGCATGTAAGCTCCACCAGCGCCAACAGGTGCATAAGAAGCTAGTCCAGCAAGAACTTCCTGTTCATGCATTCTCTTTTGTGGTTTAAGTATTTTACCCACAGTAGCGTTAAGTATTGGTACCGCCATACCAAATGGACCAGAGAAATATTCTCCAGTTATTGGATATGGTCTATCTTCATAATGCTTTCTTTCAAATCTATATGGATCAAATGGTCTTAAGGGAGAAAAGTCATTATAGAACATCAACTTTTCCATTGGACTTCCGTAAGTATCGGAAGTAAACATTGCTCCAGCTTGGAATCTTCTATACCAAGAAGGTCTGAAGTATTCTATTTTTCCACCCTCAAATTTTGTTGTACCTAAAGACCAGAATCTACCTTTTCTTATAGCTACTTCTCCACGAAGCATCTGTTCTTTCTTTTGACGATATGTCATTCCACCTGGAATTAAACCAGATAATACAGATTGAGCTTCTACTCCAGCTCTAGCAACGCCTCCAAGCAACATTGGCGAATATACTCTTTCACCTCTGTCGTCTTTTTTGTTAACGTAACCGCCAGCTGTTCTATCTACAGCTAAAGCTGTGGCTCCAATTGCTACCGCTGGAAGAATTCTTTCAGCGTTCATTCCTCTCATGTATAGATCTAATGGTCCATAAAAATGATCTGCGTCTAATTTTGCGCCAACTGAACCAAAGAATTTATTTAATCTATTAAAACCATGCGAAACTGGAACTGAAGCTAAAGAAAAACCTTTTTCATTTCCATAAGTGTGTATACCAGATGCACTTAAGAATGCCGCTTTTCTTCCACCTTCTCTTTCTGCTGCGGTTGAGAAAGTTGGTATATAACTAAAGCCTGCATCTTTTTGACCAGAAAATGCAGATACTTTTGCCTCTGGAACGTACTTGCCCATTCCAAAGTTTTTCTTAAAATAAGGATGAATTTTACTTAATGGGTTTAAAGAACTTGTGGAAGCACTTACTGAAGTTCCAGAAGTAAATGGATCTAATGAAGATGAAACTGTTCCATGATTTAATATTTCTCTAGATCTTAAAAATCTCTCTAACGGATTTCCTATTACTCCGTTCTTAACTCCTCTTCCAAATTGGTAAGTTTCAAAAGCTCCTAAGTTAAATATATTTCCAGCAACTGCAGCTTGTGCTTCTGCTCTTTCTGAGCTTGATATTACTCCTTTAGAAACTAAATCATCAATTGCACCAATTACCTCTTGTATCGTTGCCGCACTGTCTGGCGCGTTGAGACCGTGTCTTTGTGTAAGATATCTTATAACTTCAGATCTATATTCATCAGCTCTAGAAACAATACTTGATGAATGTTCGTACATTTGAGATTGAGCAGAGAGGTCATTTATTCCTTCAAATTTTCTTAATCTACTAAATGCTTTTCTAGTGCTCTTATATGCTTCTTGTGCTTGCTTGTCGTGTCCAGCGGCTTTAAATAGATTTTCTAGATCTTTTTCTAAGATCTTATTAACATTGCGTACACCAACTACGTCACTAACACCCATAATTGCACTATTTAGATTTGCACTATTTAAAGAAGTGGCTTGTCCCAATACGCTGTTATCTAATAAGTGTTGTGCAACTTTTCTACTTGTTCCAAAGTTTGTTGTGGTGTTAGCAAATCTAGTAAATGATTCCATTAATTGACTATGATTTGCTACTAGTTTATCTGTTTCGTGATCAAATAAACTAAATGCTTCTGTTTTAGCATCCTGTCTGAGAACTAATTTTCTAGATTTACCAACTCCGCCAATCGTGAATGGTGTATCTAATTCACTCTTCAATAAACCGCCCATCACGGCTTCGTTGTTTATGTCAGCTTGTCTATTTACTAACCTGCCAAAAAATCTAAATAAAGAATTTTCTTGTTCGGTATCGTAATCTAATCTTTCTTTTACCTTGCCCAAAAACCCTGTTGCTGTACGTGATTGAACAACTCTTTTTCCAGCTGCCAGTTCAGCTGTAGTTGCAATCATTCCAGAAGAATTTACTGGAAGTGGTCTATAGGATCCTGCCATCGTTTGTGCTGTAACGGGACCTTTAGCTGTAGCAGTGTGTGCAAAAAGCTTTCCTTTTGTTCCCAAAAATCCACCAGTGCTATGCCAAGTATAGAAGTCAGCTTCAGCTCCATCTAAGAATGGATGCATTGCTCTACCTGGTGTTAGCTGAAAACTTCCAGCCTTAGACATTCCAATGAAGTCTTTGAGACCAAACATCTGCAATGGGTTTACGTTAATTACTGGAATTTTTGTTTCAGTTCCAATAACTTCTAAAGCTTTTCTAGCTCCAGTTTTAAGTGGGTTAAAGTTTACTGTAGTTCCACCAATATTAAAATAACCTCTAACATCACTTAATGCTTGGCCGTGCCTTTCAAGAGCTCCTACTCCAAGCGTTTTAACTAATTCTGCTTTTTTTCCAACTAGTAAATTTTGAGTTGCAGTAGATGAACCAGCTCCTGGTCCTAAAATATTAGTTAATTTTTTATGAACTTTTTCTTCTTGTTCTAAGAAACTATCAAGTTTTAACCCAGAAAGACCAAAGAATCCCGCTATACCAGAACTAGCTGTTTCTTTCATTGCATTATTATTTATTAAGTAAGCTCTTAATTGCGCTGGATTATTAGGATCTATTCCTCTTAATCTTAGTTCGTTAAATATGCTTTCTTGAGTACCATTGGTATTGATTCCTAAAATATTTGCTGCGCGTGTTGTCAAAGTTCTTTGCGCTTGAGCTCCATTGCCTTCTGCAAAAGATTTATTTAAAAAATCTCCTCTAAATAATTTTGCTGGTGACAATACTGATGTAGAAGCAGCATCTTGAAAAGCGCCTCCAATAGAGTTTCTATAAGCATCAATTGCTAAATCATCTGCGCCAAGCAGAGGATTCTGCATGAACAATTGATCGACCGATCCAATTGATTTATTTAATTGATCTCCAGTTATTGATATGTTGCGTCCAGAAGCTACTTTACTTGAGTTAAACCTATCTATAATGTCTTGAAAAAATGTTTCACCATTTTGCAATCTTTCGCTACCAGCAATAGAAATTCTGTTAACTGGAGCAACTGGTAAATAATTACCATTAAGGTCGGTCTTTACGGCTCTTTCGGATATATCTAAATTATTTGTAAAGAATTTTGCTGCCTTCTGATCCATCCCATGGTCTGTAACTAAAGATTGAGTTAATCTATCTTTATATTCTTTTTGGTGGAGTAAATAAGAAATATTTTCTTTACTTGTTTGCTTATTGTATTGTTGTACTAAATTAGATAACGGTGAAGTTCTTCTAAGTTGAATTTTGTCTATTGATGATCTTATTATTTCGTTCACTGGTTGGTCAGAAGAATTAACACCCAGTTTATTTATTCTTTTAATATCATTTTTAATTACAGTAAATCTTGAGTTTAAATTGTTTGTATCAATAATTTCTTGTGCGTAACCTAAGTTTTTATATTCTTTATAACCCTGCACTAAACCTTGCCTTACGGCTTTATAACCAGGTATAAGTTCAAGTAAATCTCGATTTTGAGTAATACCTACATTGTTCTTATTGTAAATATCTCTAGCTAAATTTGTTCCAGTTTTTAATCTAGAAGATACTGTTGCTGGTGCAGTTACAGCTCCATGTCTTTGTCTGTACAAAGTTCCAACTGGATTATTATCAGTTCCACTTGCCCCTAAGAATGCGGATGCTAGGGCACCTGAGGATCTTTCTCCAAATTTAACACTCTTATCAAATACAGAAGCTAAATCATGACCAATTTCTTGAAGGGCACCTTGTAGGTTTAATCCTCTTCTAAAGATTTGTTCTTTAAAATTACCTACAGTTTGTGCTGCTCCGCGTTCAACTTGATCTTGTATTCTTTGTTCTGCGGTTTTAAAGAAGTTTATTGAACTAGCTTTTGCTGCGCCTGCTGCTGCACCAGGTAGCATAAAGCCACCCATTTGAAATAGTGTTGTTTTAGCTAAGTCTTTAGCTAGGTCTATTCCCCTAGTTGGATCATACCATTTCTTTTTTGGACCAGTATCTTCCTCTGCGCCACCAAATAAAGGCTTAGTTATAAATTTATCTGCTGCATAAAAAGCTGGAACTTCATAAGGAAGTCTTCTTGCTTGACGAACTAATCTTTGTTGCAATTCGTCTCTAAATGACCACTTGCCTACTTTAGATAAACTACCTCTGCTTACAACAGAATCAATACCCTCTCTCTCAAAAGAATATCCTGCATTGACTACGCTTTTTGCGCCATCATAACCAGTTTCATACATGCCCTTTACAGCTGTACCGTTTACAACTGATTCAAATACTAAGCTCTTTCTTCCAGTTGCACTTCTGGATACACCTTCTAATTCGTCTAGAATGGACCTCATCTTTAAAAGTCCACTGTGTGCTTTTGTTATTGCACTTGTTCTTCCAGCAGCTTCTATTTCCCCAGCGGCTTGTGTTAACTTATATCCGAAGCTTTAGTCCCTGACCCCTAACTAGCTTACCTGCAACTGTTGCAGCAACTCCTGTTGCAACTAGGGCAGCACCCATCTTTAGCATTGGGTTGCCATCTAGAGCTCTTGATACAAAACCAGAGTCTGGGCTTAAACCATTTTCTTCATTTTGTCCGACCAAGATCTCGGGAGGTTACATTGTGGCCAATATTATGAATTGGTCCATTGTCTCTTAACATTTTTCACCCCCTTTATTATCTACCCATACCCCACAACTTCTGGGCAATTGGGTCATTATATTTAGCAGCGCCTTCCATCTTAGAAGCATCGTGTCTTGCTGCGGTTTGAGCTTCTTTTTGTTTTTCTTCTTCAGGATCTATTAAGGTTAGAGTTACATCCGTAGATTCTATTCCAGCTATAGCCTGTTTAACTTCGATAATCCTTTCAGCTAGTGCAACCCTTTCGGCCAATTGAGAATAGGTCAAACCGTCTAAAAACTCTGGAGTATCTGTATGTATAGTAGCTAGAACAAAGGCTTTCATTAAGCCTCTAACTTGATTAGCTATTTGCCTTTTTTCGTCTAAAACCCTTTTGGCTATACGGGCAGAAGAAAAACCTGAAAAGTTTACAATCTGCTCTGCTAAAGCTGTGATAGCTCCAGGGGGAAATTTATTAAGGTCAAAATCTAACGGATAAACTACAGCTGATTTAATAATCTCATCTTCTGCGTCTGCTGAAGATAATTGAGAATCGTTTTTGTACGCAGCAATCTTATCAAATTCAGCAAACGTTAGTTCCTTAAATACTATTTCAATTCCGTTTAATTTCAGTTTGAAATATTAGACCATGTTTTTGTTTAAGTTCAAACAGTATTCCTGCATCTAACATCTTAGAGCTGTCTTACCTCTAGTGCTACGAATCCAGAAGCTTCCAAAACTTCTTGAGAGATCAATGATGGAAGTCCAGCCATTTCTCCAGTAAGAGAATTCTTGTCATAAGATGGGAAGAGTATACATAGTTCTGCGATTGCTTCTTCGTTCCACATGTTGGCTTCTGCGTTTGACAGCTGACCAGCAGCTACTAATTGCTCCATTTTCTTAACAAGTTGCTTGTATTCAAGTCTGGTTAAAACTCTCCAAACAATGTGCTTATCAAAAGAAATGGAAGTTACATAGACTTCTCCATGTGTTTTCTTCCAAGCCTTAACTGAACCTGCTGTTGGACCGTTATCAAAGATAACTTGATCGTCAGCCAACTCTTCTACAGTTGTAGCTTCAGAAGGATCTATACCTGCGTATGGAACGTCTTCGACGTCTTTAACCACAATATCACCCTCAACTACATTTTCTGTTTCTACAAAAACCTCAGCGCTATCAGCTGAGAACTTTTCAGCTGCTTCGCCATCTTTTCTAATAACCACTTTTCTATTCTCAGACATGATTTCTCCTTATTTAATTTCCAATTACATTGTATCATATATATTATTAAAATATTATCTTGGTAAAGTTATATCGGCTCTATTGACCAATGGACTTTCCACGACAGCTTTAGCGCTGGTATTTGACTCTGGAGCTGATGAAACAAACGTCTTTCCAGTATATGGATTAAAGCCAGATTGAGCTTCTGTAAGATAAAAGTCTCTAGCTACAAAACTATAAGTTTCAATTAAAGGTGCTCCGCCACTTTGATATTCTGTACTCATATTTAAAAGATGAACATTTTGTAAAACAATTTTCATAGGAGTTTTTTGATTTGACATTTTGACTTTTCTTTCATTAATGTCTGTTGAAATTATCCTATCTAAATTATCCCTTTGCTCCATTGATGCTGAAGTCATATTATCAGTAACTCCAACTGGACTCAAACCTGATTCTTCAACACCGTAAACTATAACAAAGTTAAACGGTGGGTGAGCACTAAATATATTATGCTGTCCATCTGCCACAGATGATGTGATAGCTGGATCTGTAGTAATTCTGTCTAGTTGGCTATTAGCCCAATATTTTTGAATATTTTCTTCATCTGTTTTAGATTCATTTTGTGATCTCATAACAGAAACAACACCAGAAGAATCTTGTTTACTAGATGCCGATTGAGACCTTACCCTAGCTGCTTGCTCAAGCATCTCTGTCATTCTTCTTGGATACCTAGAATAAACAGAGAACTGTCCGCTTATTATTCTTGTTCCATTCATTATGGCATCAAAATTATAAGACCAAAATCCATAAACTGCTTGCTTTTCTTGCTTTACCATAAAGCCAAATCCAGCTATGTCTAATTCATCTTTAGGGTCAAACAAACCATCTATGTAAACTCTAACATCTTCACCAGAAAAAAAATAATCATAATAATTACTAAATCTAGGATCGCCAGAACTTTTACCACCAGCCCAATATAAATCCAACTCTGATGTTAGTGGATCAAATAAACCATCTTTATTTTTTAATCCTGGATTATTTGATACCGTTTCATCGTATGGAATATAACCAGTAAATGGTCTATATGGAGTTGCTTTATATGGACTAGTCATAATTTACCTTAAGATATACGATATATTTTTTCGATAAAGTTTCTATAATCTTCAACTCTATCACCAAAAGCGTTGTTGCTAATTCTTAATCTCTCATTTTGTTGAGCTTGAAAACCATCTGGGTATCTCATATCATCATGAGCTGTATCCAATTGTACCAGAGGCTGCAAACCTCTTGCCATATAAGTGTACGTTTGTTCTGTAATTAAGTCGTCTATCGACATAGTACCGCCCTCGTCAACAAGGGTAACTCCAAATATTTTCATTTTAGCTGCTAAGCCATATTCGTTAAAAAATGTAAATACAATATCAAACGGAGGAAGCATGTCCGCCAAAGGAGCGTAAAAGCCTTTGCTGTCAGAAAGTATTTTTCTATAACTTTCTATTCTATAAAATGCGTATTCGTTAAATTGTGTAAAGATCATACTTCCAGCAATTGTTCTAGCGCCCTTTACGAATCCCCTAGGATTGACGTGACCCAAAGTTCTTACTGGAGAATTTTCTCTGTGCATAGAGTAAGATATGGTTTGCAGTTCTGCCATTTCAAGAACATCACCTTCATTGGTGATAAAACCATTTTCTCCAATTTTAGGTATGATTATGGTAGCTGTTATATCCGCTCCAGAAAAAGACATATCCGAAAATGGATCTGGAAGATTATTATTTTTTCTAAAGTCTTTTATACTAGTTTCATACGTAGATGCTCTATTTTTCCTAGACGTTATAGTCGTAAGATTGGCTATATCTGAGACATCTTTTTTATCAAAAGCCATGTTGTTCCTTAAATTAAAATAGTGGAGGATCGGGCGTTCACCAAATCCTCCACTATATAATAACTAATATAACTACTAATTTGCAATTATGGTCTAATTATCTCGCTGTTTAATCCGCTTGACGATACTGCATCTTTGCTAATCAAAGATCCGAGGTCATCAGAGTTGAATCTGTTAAGTTGATCTGTTGTAATTCTGTACATAGGACCAATTTCACGAGCAACATATGTCATTGTTTCTTCGATAACGATGTCGTCCATCGAAGCTCCAGAACCTTCGTTCAAGAGTTCAACGCCATAGATTGATCTAGCAGCTGCTTGTCCATATTCGTTTACAAATGTAATTGTAATGTCAAATGGTGGGATCTGGTCTGCGTAGTATGGTGTCTTGCTAACTACGTCTCTTGTCTGAGTTGTAACCTCAGCAATACCTCTCTTGTGGCTTGGATCGCCAGGAAGTGTATTGTGTGCTCTTGTAAAGAACTTCATCTCTGTTGAGGTGTTGTGATGTGTTTCAAGCATCGTGTAGAGCGCTGGGCGGTCGAATACTGTGAAGATCAACGAACCAGCAATACCTCTTTTACCTCTTGAGAATGAACGTGGGTTTGGTGAACCCATTGTGTAGATTGGCGCCTTTTCTCTTGTCACTGAGAAAGTGATTCCTGAAAGAGCTCCGATTTCAACGCCACCAAAAGTGGCAACAATATCAGCACCAGAGAATGTAGTATAAGTATTAAGATACTTATTTACTGGGCTGTCATAGTATTCGCCTGCCATATTACCCTCCTAATCGGTATATAAATTTGCAGTGGTTTTTTATATTATATTAACCAAGTTCAACTGACATCTGAACTTCAATGTTTCTAAGTTCAAACGCAGGTGTAATTACTAGGTCAATAACAGCTTTGCTTTCTTCAGCAATGTATCTGATGTTGAAGTCACTGTCTAAGACAGCTCCCAACTGCTGCATTCCTCTAAGTGAGGATGTGATAGATGTTTCCATCGAGTTTCTAACCTGCAGTGTTGAAGGTTGACCAATGAACTTCTGGCAGCTCTGACGAACAACCAACATAGCTTCATTGATAATTCTCAATGTTGTCAATCTTGTGTAGTCTGAACTACTACCAGCAAATGTAACACCGTCTGTGAAGATTGGTGCTCTATTGAAGTTCAACATGATTGAGTTTACACCCTTATTTGTCATCGCCAAAAGGGTTGACTTAGGTGGATTGTACCTCAAGGCTGCAACGTTATATACAGTCTTGTTAATTGTTGAAGTATAGGAAGCCATTCTGCTGATCGCTGCTGCAAGAGCTGCTGCACCATTTGAATAACCCCAAGTTGCTGGGTACGAACTTGGCTTAAGTTCTGTTCCAACTACAACAACGTGTCTTCCAATCTCTTTAAGAGTATTGTCTGCATCTCTGTCTGGGAGAGTTGCAAGAGCAAGATGTGTTGTAACCTGGCCAGGTGTCATTACTTCATTTGTTCCAGCATAAGGTTTTACACCAAGAACGGCGAAGCATGGGTGAGTGTTTTCGTTAATTGTTTTAACTGCACCTGCAATTTTGTATGCCCAGTTATTAGCAACTGTTGTGCTGTTATCTGCGTAGAAACCATAGTCTGGAGTTGAAGGAGTAGCAGCCCACTGTTCTGGCGCTCCACCTCTACCCCAAGGCACGATGATGTCTGGTTGAGCTGCTTCAGCTGCAATAAACATCGCATCGAATATGCTTCCACCAAAATCAACGCTAGTTACAGCTGCTGTTGTGTGGTTCCATGTTGTGTCGCTTGGAAGTGGAACCATATAGATTCTTTCTCCACCAGCAGCAACAAGCTCAACATATGCTCTATGGCAATGTGAGTCTTCACCAAAAGCAGTGATTACGTCTTGTTCGTTTGTGCACAAAACGACGTCAAGGTCTGCAACGTTACCTGTTCCGTCTGCTGTGTCTCTTTTAGCAAGTACAACGATTCTTGGCCCAACAGGAGTATCCTGACGGGAAATGCTGTAGAAGCGATCTTTAATTATTGTTTTTACACCTGGTAGAGCCATGTTATTTTTAACCTCCGAGTCACGGATTTATTGGATTAACTCGAAAGATATAGTAATGGGGTACATATAAAAACCAACTTCATTTACTTGAAACAGTTATTAATTATACTAGCTATTTGGGGTCGATCCTTGAAACAAGTCAACTAATTGTACGTCCATACCTTGTAGGTATTGAGATGCTGGCGTTGCCGCTTCGTCAACTAACGTCTTTTCGTACGCCATCCATTGCCTGATATCAGCTGTAATTTCTTCAATCCTGCCGACTGGACTAACTATTACCTTTTCCGTTGTTAGCATATAGGTAACCATTCTTTTAATTACGTCAGTTTGATCCATGTTTATTTCGGTATCTGACATTCTTCTGGCGTAGACAAACTCTGATGCTCCCAATCTTTTAAAAACTGGAGTATATTCAAGCATGAAGTCCTCAAATATTTCCATGATTCTGTCAGCCACTTCAGCGCCTTCATATCTTTGGCTTTCTCCGTCTAATTGACCAGCGTTTGCCTCAACCATAATAGCAAAAGAAACGATATTTTGGAAACGTTGTCCTTCTATAATATAATATATATTATCCTCTCCCAAAACTCTTTCTCTATATCTAGACTTTGGTTCTTGGCTATGTGCTCTTTTTAATTCTGTTCCATAAGCTATACATGGATATTTGGCAAACTTGCCTCCGAATGTAGCTACAATTGGTATGTCTGGATATGAGTTCTCCCATAGCATTTTTACTATTTCGATAAAAGTAAGGTATGATAAGTTTCCCTCTGCCTTCAGCCTTCTTGGGTCGCTATCGTTATAGAACTTAGCTTCCTGTTGAGAAACTCTATTCTTGTTCTCTACATATTGTTCCCACTTACTTGAAGATGCTGAATCGGCATCGAACCTACCTGGGAAAGGGAATGATGACTGCATGCTAAGCTCCTGGCCCTGTAATTATAGAAAAGTTAATACTCTTTAAACCAAGAGAAGATACTAGTGTAATTTCAAATACTAAAGATCCTCTTTCGGTTTTCGAACCATACGACTGCATTGTGTAATCTCTTATTGCCCTAGTTGACACTAAGAGATTTAACATTGACTCTACCTGAGAAACAACTTTATCTTCTGCGTTTTTGCCTAACCCATCATTGGTTATGTTTTTAATTTCATTGATAACCATAGCAACCAATCTCATTTGTGGAGATTTAATAAAAGAACTTTGGGCATTAGCTAAAGTGTAATCATTGGAAACGCAAACTTCATATGGATTTCCCCTAAGCGCTTTTCTAGTTCTATAAACTGTATTAATGTTTAAGTTTTCTAATCTTGCAAAAGACTGCTTGGAAAGATTAGACCCAAATAGTGAATATGCTCCTGGTAGTCTCTTTCTTATTATTCCATTATAGACAGGATTAGATGACATTAACCCAGCAAACGATGCTGCTGCGGAACTTGTGTAAGACTTACCGAATCCAACATGACTAAATGTTAATTCTCCGTATATTGGTATTATGTATCTTCCAATATCGCTTTCTAATTCACCAGACTCTGTATAAGTTGTTAATTTGTTTCTAAAAATTGATTTAGCTTCAAGTAGGTCAATATCAGAATCTTTTATTCCATTTGTTCTAGAACCTATAACACCAATTTGCACATAACCAGTTATATCATTAAACGTATAACAGTGAACTGCTAATTGGGTTATAAAGTCAACAGAACCAGTACCTATAATAGATGTTTCTAACGGAACAATAATGTCAATTAAATCATAACCATTTATTGCTTCGTAGGTTTTTGCTAATCTTTCATAATATTTTTCATAAAAATTTATTTGCTGATTAGTTTCTTCTGAAATAAATATTGGCATGTCGGTGAGTCTTTGGTCCACATCATCTATATACTCCGACATTGGAGCTGCTGCCAATATAAATATACTTCTTGCCCCACAACTAAACGCGTCATACACACCCCTAAGAAGAGGAGATGCCGTATTGGCGCCAATTAAATTTGTTGCCTCTTGTATCGAACTAACTCTGTAAATTTGATTTATTTCTAAATTATCACAATGTCCAATCAAAAGAATTGAATTAGTTAGATACTGATCTAATGAATCATAAATTGGTCTTTTGGAAATTATTGCCCCAGATGTTGGACCAGTAAGTTGACCAGATACACCAGCAGTATTCACTAAGGCATAGTTGCCGACGGTGGTACCTAAAGAATTAGATAATACTTGTTTGCTAGTGATTGAAAATTGATTTGGTGCTGGAATTGCACTTATATAATAATTTCCATCTATCGTTGAAGAAACATCTGTAAAAGATATTAAATCTCCAACTAAAAGATTGTGATCTATATCCGTAGAAAGTGTTATAACCCCATCTTGTATTTTTTTATATACTATATTTCCACTTCTACCAATTTGACTTCTCGAAACTTCAAAAGGATGTTCTATTACTTGAGTTCTGTCATTGTATGAAGTCTGAATAGATACGGTATAAGATCCACCAAATAATGTGTCTGGAATTTTGTAATAAAAGTTATACTCTGAATCAGAAATTCTATTAAAATACGAATTAGATTTTAAAGTTAATCTAGGGTAATATTTTGTATTATCAAAATCATCTAAACTTGGAAGTAATGTTGCGGACGCTTGTGCGGTAATAGAATCTGATGTTGGAGTTGCCGTTATTGTATATTCGGTGTTATAACCTCCGCCAACTCCATAAACTACAACTGTGTCACCAACAGAAAGCTTATGGTCTATGTCAAAAGTAAAAGTTGCAGATATAGAACCGCTAATTATTGAAACTGGTCCAACTATATCTGTTATTCTGTAGCTTGTATTTATCAAAGAAACTGAAGAATGGATTACATCGCCCACTCCACCTTGACCTCTTACCACAGTTGCGTATATATCAATTGGTGTTTCTTGATCTAGGGGATCATAAAAACTTCCATTGATTAAAAAACCAAAACGAAATTTAACCAATTGATTATTGTTTACTCTAAGCATTTACTTTTTACTTTCTTTAGTTGCTCCAACTATCCAGTAATTTACAAGACCACCTCTACCTCTAACTGGTGCAGCAAAGTCTATAAGAAAAACTTGTTGACCATTTGGTAAGTCTTCATATATTCTATCACCTGATTTTGGACTAGCTATATGTTGAAAGTAGTATATAACCTCAGAGCTAACAGTTAGCCCTTGTGCGTTTTCTTGAAGAATGCTAGCAAATCCGCCTTGAACCTGGATACAAAGATCTTACAGTATATTGCTTCATTGAAGCACTATACTTCATTGTACTCTCGTCTATCAGCTCCTGTAATAATATATTATGCCCCCACGTACGCATTATATTATTAATAGTTCGCTTTGGATCAATCATGCTTTCTAATACCTCTTTCTGGTATTGGATTTTCATCAGGAGTTTGAATATGAGTTGGCCCGTAAAGATCTCTTGGAGTGTAATATACAGACAATCCAGTGTAAGGATCCATGTTTCTTCCAGCGCCAATTGTTGGCATTGATGGAATACCCTTTGGTTGAACCGCTCTCATACCTACTCTTGTTGTCAACATTTCTTTTCTCAGCATTGCTGCTATCTGACACCATGTCGTAGCGTTTGCTCTACTTAAAGTAGTTCTAGGAAGGCTCTTATTGGTTATGGAAAGATCACCCAAGCTTACCGACAATTCATCATCCCCGCCGTTGCCATAGACTCTTGTGAGCTCACAGCACGTTGCAGCCCTGATGTATTCAAGAGCAACAAATGGAATATTGCTTCCATCTTCTGTGTCTAATAATTTATAAATTCCCTTAATTTCAGTTGAATAAGTGTATATAAATTCGCCAACCTCCAACATTGATGCGTCTGGAAAGTACGGAAGAAGCTGCTCTGGATCGAGATATATTGGCTCAATATCTGGTGCAAAATATATTGTCTCTTCCTGCATTAAGAAAACAGTTGGTCTGTAGTCTTCAGTTGGAGTACTTACGTATATCTGCTGATTAACGTTAATTGTGGTATTATTTTCTAAAATTCCTGTAAAAGAAACTCTGTATGTTCCCGCTGTTGTTGGGGTATAATCATAATAATACTCATACTGATTGAGTGCGGTAGGATTTGTAGATATTACAATTTCATTATCTGAGTTTGTTATTGACATCAAAACACTCGCTGGGGCAACTTCTATTTGGTTGCCTTCTGTATCTACGTCAATAAATTTAACCTTTAGACGAACAGTATCATTAACTAAAATATTTGCCATTTTTACCTCTTTAAAGATAGATACTTATATAGTACAGTCGATGGTTGTACTGCTAAAGTTATTGACCCTGATACTGTACGCTGACTAGCGTTCCTGAGTGTATAGTAATCTCTTTTGCCTGAATAAGAGCTGCGCCTTCTTTAGCTAGCGCTTCTATTGTTATGACTCCAGTTGGGTCTACGTCTAAGCTGATAACCCCTATGGTTGTAGATACAGAGTAATCCTCATTACCACCAAAATAGATCATAATATCATTTAAAATAATAGGATTTAATATTCCTTCTATTTTTAATATTACAGTACCGTCATATGCTACACCTGACTGGTTGTAGGCAATGAGATCATTATAGCGCATCGTAGTCCCCCATAGTGGCTTAACTATATAGTAGCGGTATATGGTTAAATTATTATTAGAATTCTAAACCAGCGTCTTTTCTCAAATTCGGCATCCATATCCTGGAGTCGCCCTCAACTGGAATTGGACTTCCATTTTCTGGAGTTCCATAGGAAATTGCAGATAAGTAAGCAATTCTTTTTCCTTTTGTAACTGGGTACACTTCGTGAGTCCCAACATAATTAGTTGGGTATACCGCAATGGTTCCAGCTTTTGGTTTATGGGTATACTTTGCGTGTTTAAAAAATATTTCACCACCAATAAAATTGGTACCATCTAACTGATCTTCCGACTCAACGCAATCATTAAGATATATGTTTATACTTACATTACCATGTTTTGGATATTCATTTTTAGGGGGTTTACCGTATTCATATGGTATTTGATCATCACAATGTTGACCTATTGATTGACCATTAGAATATGTAGCTATATGACCTGGAGACCTCCACCAGCAAACGGTTGATGCCTCGGTGTATATTTTACAATATTCAACTAATGACTTGTATACTAAATCTTCTAAATTGTGAATTAGTTGCTGTTGTTCTTCTGTTGGTTTTCTATCTGAAAGTTTACATAATGGATCTACGAATCTTTCTGGGGCCATAGATATCGAATCTACTTCAAATTTAAAACCAGTCTTATTTAAAGCGTAGCGTTTTCCATCTTCCTCTATATAGGTAAACGTATCTTCCTCTTGTTGCTTAAGCCATGTTATATAATCTGTCAAAAACTTTTGATCTATTTGAAAAGCATCTTCGATGATACAAAGTCCTGCTCCGATATCCTTGGCCTTAAAATCATTTATTATCATATCAGTAATTTGACCTTGTTATATTAAATTGATCGGAAGACTGGTCATAGCCGTTCTCTAAGAGATATTGCCTATAGTCTGAGGTTAGCGTAGGCATGTAGAGATTAGTTGCCGTTTTTGCCAATTCCGCTTCCTTATTCGGGTCAACAACAAATTCATTGACTTCTTTATTTGGGGTTCCATGACTATACCAACCCAAATAGGAATACCTCTCCCCTTCTCCAACTGGCTTGACTTCATGAGCTGCCATAAAATTTGATGGGAAAAATAATAAGTCACCTTTTTTAGGTTTTACATCTATATCTAAATAATTGAAATAATGATGACCACCAGTAAAATTTGTTCCATCTAATTCTTCTTCTGTGTCAACAGATGACGTAAGGTAGAAAACATTACTAATAACATTTCTAGTTGCCAGCTGATCTTTTGGGGTCCAGATATCATAAATGTAATCAGCGCTTACGTCAGAATGGCTACCTAAATAGACGCCTTTTTTATATTGGACTATATGACCCTTGACTTTCCACCAAACACATTTATAAGAAAGAGGGAAAAGTTCAAAATATTTAAATAAATATTGATCCTTTGATTCTTCAACAAAATCAAATATCTTTTTTATTTTTTCATCGCCATATCTGTGTATTGCAGAACCTCTACCCGGCATTTGGTCTACACTTTCCTTTTGAAAAAAGTAGCCACTTTTATTTAAATAAATTTCATCGCCAGTTTCCGGATCGACTGTTGGTGTATACATATCTTCTTTTTCTTTATTGATTGCATCTCTGCTGAATTCTCTAACGTAATCCCAGTCTAGATCTATAGCTGATTCGAAAAGAACAACTCCACCACCAAGATGCTTTGCTTTAACATTGTTATTTATCATATGATGTCTATATCCTTTGCGGAGTAGTCCCACATGGTCCTTCTGGTAAATCCTCGTCTGCTGATATTTCTTTCTGAACAGGTTCGATTAACTTATCTTGAGAAGAATCTAGCTCTATTGCCTCGTGACTTTGATTGTATTGAGCAACGTTTCTACCTTGATAAATCGGATTCCAACCTGGCTCTACACCAAGTCTTGTTGAGTTAGCATCGTCGTATCTAGAGTGTGGAGATTTGCAATACATCTCATAATCATCATATATGTTATTTAACCAAACAGGTGGACACCACTCAAAGCTTGCTTCTGGTTCAGCTATTCTGATGTTTGCGGGAACATCGTCTGCGCCTTGCCCAAAGAATGTAAGATAACTATATCTTACTCCTTTGCCCATTCTTTCGACATTGTGTGAAGCCACATAGTTTGTTGGAAAGAAAATTATATCGCCTCTTCTTGGCTTATACTTTATGCCCAAGTGCACAAATTGTAGTGCTCCACCAGTAAAATTTCTTCCGTTTAACTCTTCTTCTGTTTCTACGCAGTCATTTAAATATATCAAAGCACCACACGTTTGACGCGATGCGACCATACCTCTTGGCATATATCTAATTCCGTTAGTTACTTTATAGTTGGTATCATTGTCGGCGTGTGTTCCAAGAATTCCATTATCACCATATCTCAATATATGACCTCTAGTTTTCCACCATATGCTTCCAAGCATTAATGGATAATAGTCAATATATTTTAAAAGTCCTTTGTATATCTGCTCTTCAAGATAGATAAAAAATTTCTTAACTTCTTCTGGCGTATTTGAATTAACAGGTTGCAATAGCCTGACTGGGGTTCCTGGTATTTCCTCTAACTTATATCTAAAACCATCTTCGTTGATACCATACTCTACACCATCTTCACCCGTTATATAACTCCATCTAGTCTTATGTGCTTCTGCCGCGTTTTGATCAATGTAATCTAAAACTAGAGACTGATCCATACTAAATGCATTTCTGAGTACAACTATGCCAGCCCCTAGCTCCTCTGATTCTATCGCCCCAATCTCATCAATTATTTTTTGATCGATAATTGGAGATACTGGAAATGCTTCGTTATTTAAATTTTTTGGTTGATTGTTTATTTCATCTAAGTATGACATAAGATTCCTATCCTAAGAGTTCGTCAATTGCTTCTCTAACTGTCCAACCAGCACCCATTATTCTTGGAATTTCATCAAGTGGCATATCTTGCCAATTAAATCTGGCCACCATTATTCCTTCACGGCTAACTAAAAATTTTTCATAACCATGTGATATTCTAGCAATTGCTTGTCCTGCAAGGTTTTGATTTTCAATTGCTTTATCAGTTTGGTTTGCACTGAAATCAGAATAATTTCTTTTCTCATTTCCTTTTAAGGCTGAGAATAAAGGGTGTTCGTTTTTTCCATTAACGTCTACCTTTTCAAAGAATGGAAAGTTTACAAACGAATAATGCTCTTTAACAAAAGCTGCTATCTCTTCATTTGTACCTGGTTCCATTTGGGCAAACTGGTTATTTGGGAAAGCAAGGACAGAAAATCCTCTGTCCTTAAATTCATCATGCACTTGTTGCAGCTGCCATAACTGGCGACATGTTCTAGCGTAAGACCAAACCTTGGAACACTGGGGTTCGTAACCTCCAGCTTTTGTAGACACATTTACAATAAGAGTTAATTTACCCTTAAATGTAGATAAATAATTTTTTTGTCCGTCTATTGATGTGGCTTCAATATCATAAATTGACATTTTTTTGACCTCTAATATTTAGTTTTGCATATTCATCTATTGTCAAAATGCCAACAAACTTATCTCCAATTACTTCTACACTTACAGAAAGCGTAGCTTTTATTGGCGTATCTACATTTGCTGAAAACGTTAATACATTATTATTAATCTCGCCATTAGCAAAAGTTAATAGACCTTTTTCTCCAGTAATAATTCCAGAAACAAATGGCTCAATTGAGCTAATAACAGCCTTGCTCATGCTAATGCCAAATGGAGTAAAAGTAGAAACATCCCAGTTTCCAGTAATATCTAAACCAGTATTAACAGTGTTCATAATTTAAGTATACCACAAAAAACAATTAACTATTCGTAAAAAAATTGACCAGTTTCTAAAGCTGTTGGAGGGTTATCTTTATGCCAAACATTTACAACCATAACCCTTCTAACCCCAGTTACAGGAGCAGTTGTATTGTGTATAATGTGACCTGCGTCAAATATTATCAACCTGTTAGGGTTACAGGCTATTCTTTCTCTTAATTCAATTGGGACTATCAGTGGATCTATATTTACCATTTCTAATGCTTCTTCTGTATTTTCAGAAACTGCAGTTGGATGCAATTCTAAAAATCCACCTACAACATTATTTGTATGAGGATAATATACACATCCTATTGCTGGTCCTCTGAATATTTTTTTATCTGCATAAAGAAATGTATCTTCATCTACATGAGTTCCCAAATATTGCCCAGGATTAAATGTCCTTGTCCAGTATTCAAAACCGCAAACCTCTTCAATTGGAAAAGGTAAATTATTTTCCCATATTTTTTTTACAACTTTTTTTCTTGCAGTATTTGCTGGTGAATTCCACCAACCATCCCAAAACATATATGGAGCAAAGCAGTCTGCTTTTTCATCATGATAGCTATTTAGCTCCATTGCTATTCGATCTTCATTGCCCATAGAAGGCGGAAAAAAATCTTTTGTTTGTTCAATTTCTTTTAAAAGATCTTTATCCTTGATGAAATCATCTAATATAATCATAAGTATATAGTACTACAATTTGACCGCATAAGTAACTGCTGCTCCAGTTGGGTTATGGTAAACAGCGGAATTATCAATATTTTTTAAAACCTGGTGAACTTGATAGATTTCGGTAAAGATAGATTCATCTTGATACAGTGAATCCATCCCTGTATATAACATCATAAGAGTTCCGTTTTTGTTTAATCTATTAAAAAAATTAACAGCAATATTAGGATTGTGAATTACATCATGGAGACTCATGCATATAAAATCATAAGTTGGACCTTGATTTGCTTCAATCTCTTGCATTGTTACGGTATCATAATTCCATTCGCCTGCTTTGATAAACTGCTCAAATAAATCTAATTGATAGTTATTCAACATTGTTAGCTTAGACCTTTTATGCATTAGGTTAACTAAGCCAGTATTAAATGCTGGAAGAGTCATTAGGGCTGTTTCTGGTTTTGCTGTAAGAAACCCAAACTCATGAGTATTAGCCGCATAATAGTATGCTGGGTTTACATTCCAGAAATGACTATCTTCACTAAACACATCAAAATACCATATTAGAAAATCCATTCCAACGGCTATTTTTCTTTTATCTAATGATAAAGTTTTAAGATAATTATTTATTTTCTTACTCTTAGATATAGAGTCTTCAACTGATTCTATGTCTATATATTTAATTAATTTAATTAAATTCTCAAAATAGTTCATTTCATAGTTCACGACTAATTGCTCCTAAAGC